ACAGCTCCTAATTTTTCACCGGCTTCTACTCTTCCCTTTAATGCTAGGAATTGTCTTAGAGGATCTCCCGCTAATCCCCAATAATCTTTTTGGCGCATCTCAATTATATCCTGAGACGCCCCTCTTTTTTTCAAGTCTTCCATGATGTCACTGAATCTTTGATCGATTCTTTCCCTCATTGGTCCGATAGTCTCTTTAATAACTTCTGATGTACCGGCTAGATAAATCTTGTTCGTATTGTTACGAGCAGTTTGTATCTCAGTATTGATAGAACCGATTAATTCAAATACAGGATTACCTGTCTCAACCTCTCCATTAGCAACTCCATCGTCCAATTTCTTTTGGAAGTCTCCTAGGAAATTGTCCCAGTAGTTAATGATATTATTATAATAGAATACAGTTGCTACATTGTCTTTAGAGTTCGGGTCTTTAACTAGGGTAACCAAGTTATTATTAAGACGACGGATCATATACTTTGTACGCAGTAAGCTATTAATAAAAGCCTCTGTATGTTTTCTAGCAAACTCCATATCCTTAGCCAGCTTTCCCATCTCACTAGTTAATTCTTGAGAGATGTCTTGGTAAGGTGCTAGGTTTTTATATATCTCTTGTAAGTCAGGGCGTTGGAAAGAATCTTTAAGGACCTCTTTCATTCCTGCATAATCTTTATTCTTTTCAAGAAGTCTTATTTGTTTTTTGATCATCTCAAAGAAAAGGTTTGTACTTTTCTGAAGATCGTTTTCTGAAAAAGACTTCATTGCTTTTACGTAGTCATTTACCTCAGTAAGGTATGCTGCTACGTCTTCTGATGTTACCCCTTCCAGGTTAATATCAAACTGTTCTACTACTAACATGTCAGCGAGTTCGCTAAGTGTGGTATCAGCTTTAAGGTTTTCTACCTTTAACTTTTCTTTAGTAGTACCAAATATCTTTCTGATTAATTGCTTTAATGCAAATAATAGATTGTTAATAAACTTATTAAATGCCGAGTCTTGTTTATCTACAGCTCCTTGTGTTAAAGCAATTACCAAAGCTTCTTCAAGAATAACATTGTCATTCTCATCTAGTGTAGGGTAAGCGGCTCTAGCAGTCTGAACTATATTAGCTCCTTGAGGAGTAGACATAAGTTCTTCTACCAACTTCTTGAAGAGAGCAGGGTTACTCATTTGTATAGCCCTAACAAGAGGGTGTGCAAATTCATGTAAGACAGTCTTCTCTGTCATCAATTCTGGTACAAGATAAACTTTTCCAGCAAAGAAAAATCCAGGCTGACCTGACCAAACGTTTACATTCTTAGTTATTTCTTGAGCCTCCTGTGCTGATACAAATACAGCGGGTACCCCTAAGTTAGAGCTTAACTGCATAGCCAATAAACTAGCAGTACTCTTTGCCTTAAGCGTTGCTTGTGATTTAGTATCAAGCTTAATAGGATCTTTCATTACCCGGTATTCTGGAAACGCATTCATTACATCTTCGAAACCTGATAAAGCGTCGGTCATAACTACTTGTCGTCCCTCATCATTCCATACATTTAGACGATCCATTAACTCCTTAAACTCTTCCTCTGTCGGAACTACGGGCTCCTGCCCCATAGGCAAGTCTTGATTCTTAATCATGAAAGCACGTAGAACTTCTGTAGAAGCGTTGATACCTAAGCCAATACTTTTAGCGTAGTCTGTTAATGAATTTAAGGAATTTGGTAAAGGGCAGGCGCTCATTTTAACATTTTTTATTTTGTTCGATTACATCGTCATCACTAATCGGTTGTTCTTTTTGTACAACTTTACGTCCTTCTGAGAACTGTAAGTAATGAGGATTGACATAGCCAAAGTTACGGAATAATTGTTCTGAAAGATATAGGAATGTTTGTTTAGCAACAGGAGCAAACTTAGGATTTTTAGCAAGAGGTGTATTCTCTGTGTATCCCAGCATGTACTGACCATAGCCATATTGATCGAATACTATAAATCTATTTGGCTTAGCCATTTGATTTTTAATATTAGCAATTGCCTGATCAATTATTACTTTGTTTTCAGCAAGTGTATCATCAGTAAGCGCATCAACTAAATTTATTTTATCGCTACCTACTTTAGTAGGCCTTGTTCCTTTCTTAGTTGGTAATCCTACGGCATTAGTACCTAGACCTCTCCATACAGTATTGGTCCCGGCTGTTCCGCCTTCACCAGTTGTTGTCTCATTGTATAGAACTAAAGCATTCGGGTAGTCTGTTTTAAAAGATGCCATAGTCTCGTCAGTAAGAACACCCGTCATAGGTTGTGATATTCCATCCTTCTTCTCTAATGCATATTTAAAGGTTCTGATACCAGTTCTTGGATCTTCCACAAGAGTTACTTGAGAAAGAGTTGTGATATCATCCGCTGTTCTAACCTCTGATTTAACAGGCATTTGTTTTCCAAACTCCATATTCCAATCTAGTTCTGGAGCAACTCCTTCTGCAGCACCGGAAAGTACATAGGCAACATTAGTCGCTCTAGATAGTGCAACATATTTCATCTGGTTTCTTTCCTCGATGTCCTGAGATTTGCTTATAGAACCAAGATCAACAAAGATGTTGGTATAGGTAGCTCCTTGAGACTTATGAATGGTATGAGAATACCCATAGTCCAAAGTCTTTTTAATTACTGTTCTACCTTGATGTTTAATCGCACGGTCTGTTCCGAATGATTCTTTAAAGGCATAGTAGTATCTCCAAAGACTATTCTCAACCTTAGCTAAAGACGCAAGTTTTTGTGCTTGCTCCCCTAGGTTGTCATACAGAGAGTCTTCATTGTTTCTACTTAACATAAATACTTCTACAGGTTTAGCTCTCTTGTCAGAAATATCTTGGATTACAAGTTTGTATCCTGATCCTGAGTATGGCTGTAGTCCTGCGGCTTCTACAACATTTTTTGCAATAGGCTGATCCTCAACGTATTCTGCAGAAAGTACTACATAGTCTACTGAGTTATTAATATCATACTCGCCGTGTTTTTTTTTTTTTGTAGTTATCGTAACCCATCAAAATTTCTCCAGGTACATACTCTTCAGTATAGCCTAATCCTTGACGTACTGCATTGTTATATTGCGGAACTCTTTCGTTAAGATAAGTAATAACTCTAGTGAAGTTTCTATTAGCTTTAAAGTTATCCGATCTAAAAGCATTAACAGCTGACTGTATAAATGATTTACCGCTGTCGTTAAATACGATACCTTCATTACCATTAAGCGCTGTTCTGTGAGCGAACGCATCCTTAGTAGCATGTAGATTACCTCTAAGCGCATCTAAGATTGGGCCTAACGGATTACCAGTTGCTTGTCTTTCGACCTGAGTCAATTCAGATTTATTAGAAACCTCTCGGAATACTGGGGAATTTTCTTTTAATGTTACTTCATCAGAAGTTGAATTTGGTGCGACAGGTTTAATCTGTGCAGGGTCTCCTACAAAGATTACTTGTTGACCATCCTTCTCGGCCTTGTCTTTTATAAACTCGAATAGATCAGGGCCTATAAAAGATGACTCATCTATAATAATAACATCTGCTGGTATAACGGGCTTCTCTTTAGCAGGAGACATGTTTAATGTATCCAAGTCTACTCTTGCTGGGTCGATGTTAGGAGCTAAAGATAAAACCGTATGAATAGTTTTAGTTTTTCTACCTACCGCCTGGGCTAGTACTCCTTTTGCTTTATGTGTAGTAGCAGTAATATCTACGCTCTTACCAGCTTTATTTAAATAGTCTAATAAGATTTTAGTGATACTTGTTTTACCAGTACCCGCATAACCCATAAGAGTATACATGTTGTCCTCAATCGCTGAGTTCTCGTCAAAACCTTTACCTATAAATTCAGCAATATTATTAAGGGCTTCTACCTGTTGAGAGTTAGGTTGGAAACTAATACCAAGAGTATCTAGGTTAATTGGTATTCCTCCTACTTCTATAGTTCTTGAAACACCTTCTTGATCTACGTCAACCTTTTCTGTTTCAACAGCAATCTGAGCTATAGGATCAAGATTAATAATTCTATTTTTTCCTTCTCCTAATACAAGAGCATCTTTAGAAACATCCTCAGTATAGTTTTTAACCTTCTTGCTTAGAAAGTTATCCTTAGAATACTGATCAGTAAACAAACCGGTGTAACTAGTAACTATAGCTTGTTGCTCAGGGACTGACTTGTTTATAAAATCGTTATAAGGTTTTTCTAATAACAAGGTTGTCATCTCTGTAGGCAATGCTCTTACCATACTATAAGTAGTCTTAAGATCTGTACCGGTTTGTATCATTGAGAACAATGCAAATCTTTGGAAGATCTTTGAGATGTTTTCGTTATCGGTAGGGTCACTTACTTTAGATACACTTGGGTTAGCAAGGTCTTGTAAGTTATTATGATAAACGTTTAGATCGTCAGATGTAAGTAAGGTATTAGCGAACTTTACATTTGTAATTGTAGTTGTACCATAGGGTTTTGTAAATGCTTCTAGGTTTGAAAGTATCGGGTATGTTGTAAACAATTCTGGATACTTAGCCTTGATACCTAATACTTGTCTACCGTAAGCACGTTCCCCATAGAACATATGACCGTGGTAGTTCAAGTTATCTAAAGCCCTGTCGCGTAACACAGCCTCGTATGCTTTTTGATTACGATACGGTTCTGATTCGTCTACGTTAAAAGATTTAAAGTACTTATTAAATTCTTCAGTAGCTTTAATAGCGTCTTCAGAATTCTCGGCGTAAGACCTAAGAGTTTCTCTCTCGAATAAAAACTTAGTAAATAACTTAAGGCCTGTCTTCTCATCGTAAAAATCGAATACAGTTTGATCTACTGGGGCAGATGTTTCCCATTGCAAGGGATTACTATATGCACCAGATTCAAATAAGTTTTTAATCGTAGCATAATCTGCATAAATCTTATCGCCTTTAATAGCTACTCCTGATGTAAGACTTGTTACTTCTCTTACATCTCTGCTTACATCCTTACCTTGGTAAGTAGTAGGGTTAGTGCTAAAGTTATAGTAGTCTTGTTGGAACAAGAAGCTCATCAAGTCATTTCTGAAAGTTCTTTGGAATGTTTCATCATCCTGACCAGTCTTCTTCTTGATACCCATAATTGGTACAAGACCATCTTTCTGTTTAGCGTATACGTAATTTAGAGTTGCGTTCATAGCCTGACTATCGCGCAGTGGGAATAGTCGGTTATACTGTTCAATAATAAAATCTTGAATCTTAAATGCACTAATAGGTGATTCATCAGCAATCTTTCTAATTGACTCTCTGCTAATACCATTACTAACTGTCTCCATTTTTTCTAACTTCATGCGAGCATCCCATAAGGTACTTGTCTTATCGTTATCAAATTTAAGAGCCTGTGTAAGTTGTGTAACCTGTCCTGCCATTTCTTGGATCTCAACAAAGTGTGCAAATACAGCTTTGTCTGCTTCAGTATATCCTGCAAGTCTAGATGCTTTCATGTTAGTCTCTAGATTATTCTCATCAAATAAACTAGGTTGCGAAGCGTACTCTCTTAGTAAGTTAAATACTTTAGACTTGTCATAACGACCCTTATCGTTTAGATACTCGCCCGGAGTTGCTGTAAAATCTCCAGACTCAAATAAGATAGTATTACGCGCTTCAATTCTGTAGAACATACCTACATCTTTATATCCTACTGGGACCGCAAACTGACTCTTAAGTTTTCTTTGAAGTTCAATATAGTCTCGGATAATAGGCTGTGATACAAAGTACACAGCTTGCTTAACTGGTACGCCTGCCTGAATCATAAATAACAATGAAGGTATAACCTCCTTGTTACCTTGGATGTCAAAGATCCATGCGTCTTTAGCAACGTCTACTGCTCCATTAATCATTTGGTTAATGATATCAGCAACACGATTACTTAAGTCAGCAGAGTAAGCAGACGATAAAGATATCTTGTTATCTATCTCATTATGAGGCAAGTATAGTTCTTGAGTCATAAATACGGGCTGACCTTTTCCGTCAGTCGTAAGAATTCTAGTAGTATCCATTACAAGACCTGTTCTTGCAAACAAGGTATTGAATGTATTATTAACTGCAATGATACCAAGTACTGCTTTACCTACGCTATTAGCCTGATGCTTGTACAAGTTTCGGCCTAATTCAAATATTTCAGTAGGAGACTTCTTAGATCCCGGCGCTTCTCCGCGGATCTGTTCTGCCATTGTATTAGCAATAGGCTTAAGAATGTCTGTACCGTTAGGAGTAATAAGGTTGATAAAGTTTTCAGGCATAGATAAGATATCTACGCTGTCTGCTATTAATGCATTCTCTATACCCTTAACGTTGTCTCCTTTGGCTAAAGAAACAATAGTTTGTTCTGTACCAAAGTTCTCAATAAAATCATAGATAGTTTGTTCGTCCTCACTAAGAGGGTTCTCAAACTCCATCATCTTAAAGATATTTTTTATTTCATCTCTAGTTACTTTTCGTCCCATCTCTTCAGATAGAGACTCAAGTGTTGAATCAGATACTGTTTTTACTACAGCCTTAATGTTAGGCATCATAGTAAACATCTTATCGATGTCAAAGTCACCACCTGATTTAGCTACAATCTCTGCTGGAAGAATTACAATGTTGCCAGATTCCTCTGGTAAGAATTCAAATACCTCCATGAACTCCATAGAGTTAAGACCCTGTACTGGAATACGTGCGGCTACCATAGTAACCATTGCTCTGTTATCTCCATCGCTTAACCAAGACTCCTGTTTGATTAAAGTATTAAGCGCTTTCAATGGTGTAGTACCATCTTGCTGAGCTTTCTTTAATACGTCATCTCTCTTAAGTAAGTTTTTAAAACTTCCCTGTAAAGAGATTTTAACTTTTATTGCTTTGGTACCGATAACATTTTTGTTCTCATCGAGTATCTCTTCGTAGAACGTTAGACCATTTGTACCGTACTGTTTAATTTCTTTTTCAGTAGCATTACGCATGTTCTTATTAGCATCTTCAAATCCTACTCCAGATACCTGTACTAACGCCTCACCATTAATCTTTTGATTAATTAATCGTTTCTGAATAACACCTACTAGTAGTTTTTCTATCTTATCTACCGATAAAGAAAGTTCCAAGCTGTTCTTAAGTTCTCCTGTCTGACCATCGTAGTCAATAAAGTTTAATTCATGCTCAGCAAGTTCTTGTCTAGTAAGTTCGCGTTTAACAAACGCGATAAGATCTTCCATGTTGTTACCAATCTCCTTACGCAGTTGATCTTTTTTAATCTCTACTAAACGAGCAAGGTTGGCTTCATACTTAAGAAGCTTCGTGTAATTTTTAGAATCAATTTCTTGACCGCTTTCTAAAGCTTGTTCCCAAGCTAGTACTCTTTCTGTGGCATCTTTTATGTCTGGTCTCCAGTCTGTCGGAACGCCATTCTCCATTAAGCCGTCCTCGATAAGTTTACGAAGCTGAGTAGAGAAAGTAACCTTCTCGTTAAAGTGATCGTGTACTTCCAACTGATCTTTAAAGTAATCCATAAAGATTTCGTTAGGAGTAAACTCGTAACCCTCTTCGTCAATAGCTAAAGTTTTATCTCTATTGCTACTAGCATCTTTATAAAACTTATCAGCTGTACCATTCTTAGTAAGAGTATTGATTTTAGATCCAGAGTTTAACAAAGCATAGTCTACACCTTGTTCTAACATCTTTTTCTGTAATGCCTCTAAGTTCTTACCCTGAATTAAATTAGGGATAAGTGGCATCAAAGAGTACTTATGAAATGCATATAGAGGAAGACCATCTGTTTTAAGCGGTCCCCAGTACTGCATCTTTTTAACTGGGAAGAATTGAAGAAGGTCTTCAGTAATTTCTTCGCCATTAATTATTTTATTATATAGAGACTCCTGGTTAGTAGTCCATTTATTTAATGACATAAGTAATGCACGATAAGCATCAAAGTTTATCCAACCTTGACCATCGGCTTCAGTCATCTTCTCGTATTCTGAGAATCTCTTTGTTATATCTTTTACAGCTCTCTCAATTTGTTCTTCAGAAGCTCCTCTGTCTTTTAAACGTTTCTTTGTATACGCTACAGCAGACTTAACATAATCAGCATGATATACAGACTTGGTTATAGGATCTTCCATAACTGCAGATACCATTGTCTTACCAAACTTCTTCGGAGTATATCCGAACTTTGAAGCAAGACTATTAGCACTAAGTCTAGCATTGATGTAGTCTTGCATGTATAGGTCAGTACGTGGGATTCCTCCTGTGGCACCGATACCTGCATTACGTTTAAAGAATTCATCTTTAGCGTGGTTATATAAACCAGGGTCTCCGTAAAACATTAATACGGTCTCAAGATTTTGTTGCCAGCTATTAGCGACGTAAGCCTCAGCAATAGAATCTATAAGTTCTTGTTTACGCTCAGCACTAATTCTGTTACTGTATTCTTTCTCACCAAGCATCTTCTCAAGAAGAGGATCTACTAAAGCAGAGTTATTATAGAAGTCAACTTTATTTAATTCCTTGTTGAATTCAGAAACTTGACTAGTTAGATACTTACCTATTTGTGTTTCTACTTGCTCTCTTAGCTCTACATCGTTATTCAATTCAGCTAAGAATTGTTCCTGAGTAGCAATTCCTTTCTCACTATATTTTTTAAGTGCGGTTTTAGTATTGCTGTTTAGAATCTTATCAAAGATTACAAACTCGGACCCGACTTTCTTATAAGTATCATTTCCTACTAATGCATTACCTGCTACCTTTTCTGATTGTACTTTTTGAATACGCTCATACTCTGATCCAAGATGCTGAGTAAGATCTTTAATAAATTGTATCTTACCTAGAGACTGACCATTCTGTGTTTTTTTAGAGAAGTCAGAAAGAGTAATAAGATGTCTTATTTTATTTTCTGCATTTCCAAAGTCATTAGGGTCTCCAGTAATTAAACGGTACAGGTAGGTAGTAGACTTATCCGCATGACGGGTACCTTCAGATACTCCGTAGAGCATCATCATATACAAATCTTGTAAAGTCTTAGTCATAGCATCAGCACTAGCTGAAGCAACGCCGCTTCTGTCAATTATATTCTTAACTGATTTAGTTTCAAAGCTAGCACCAGACATATTTAATAATTGGATCTCAGCTTTAATCGTATCACCATAGGAGTTTCTCCAAATAGCTTTCTCACCATCCTTAGTAAATAATCTAGCCATGAACTTAGAAGACTTCATGAATGGATTACGAGACTTAGCTAGGTGATTCATACTTAAATCAGTAGCGCCTTCTACGCCCTCTTGTGTAAGAGCAGTAATTGTATCAGCACCATTAATACTATCTATCTGGTTCATCAAAGTACCGCGTAGAGATTTCTCATATTGATTTTCTCCCTCAGCGTTAGACACTGTAGTATCAGAGAAATCGTCTGACCACTTAAGCTGGAACTTCTGTATAGCAGTAAACTTAGGAGCGATACCACCAAGCATTGCTTTAAGTAAACGATCGTTTGTATTAACCTTATACTTAGCAAACAACTGACTAGGTCTAGTTATTACAATAGGGTTCTTAGCCCCAACAGTATTGTTGTATGTATATATACCGAACTTAAGATGTCTATGTAAGTCATAGATAGCCTTAAAGGTTTCGTCTTCCGAAGAAAGCATTGCTTTTCTAGTAGTAGCGTTATCTTCTAATGGCATACCGATATCTTCCATAAAGCTAAATAGTCCATCCAGGTTCTTCTTACTAAGAAGATTACCATGCTTAGCCATTACAGCCTTTATGTTTAAGCTATTAACATTATCCTTAGATAGAACTATAAAGTCTCCTTCAGGTGCTATAGCAAATGCATTATCCCATTTAGAACCAACCTTGCGATATTCTCCTCCAGCACGTACTGGAGTAATACTTAATGTAGTTTTTACAGTAGAACCTGCAGTCTGATTAATCTCATCCTGCTGAATCTCTTCTTCATCCTTATACTCGTTAGCCAATCCCATATGAAGAGACACAAGAGGAATACGCTTCATAGTCATGATCTGCGTAATCTCTGTCCATAACTCTTGGGAAGTTCTTTCCATTGTAGAAGGAGGCCCGACCTTTTGCAAGAACTGCTTTATCATAGGGTAATCCTCTGATGCAGCAGACAACATGTTATAAACATCATCTATGTTTCTAGCTCCGTCAGTAATATTATAGATACGGTTCCATGCAGCGTTGTAGTCCATCAGCATAGGGAACCCTAACTTATTGAGTCTAACGCTACCATCTTTCTCGTAGGCATAAAGACTACGGATAGTGTATAGGAGAGTAGGAGAAGCCAATGCTTTCGCTGAACTCTCGTTACCAGATTTAGCTTCGAACTCGTTCTTTAGAGATAGTTTACTATCATCCATACCCTCTAGTTCCGCCAACTGACGATCTTCGAACTGCATGAACTTGCTGTTCTCCATGTGGTATTTGATTACCCCTTCTGGTTTAGCTAAGTTATTTGGATCACCAAAGTGTCTTAGGGCATATGATAACATGTCTATCTCATAATCGATATCTTGTATATCAAATCCTTCTGCCACCATGTCATTACGGTCTAGGATCGCGTTATATAATGCCTCAGTAAGTTTCTGTTCAGCATACTTATACGCTGTTGCTCTTCCGGCTACTGTACGAATTACAGATGTAGTAAACGTTTTAGTTCCAGATCCATTTAGTTTGTCAATAGCTTGAGAGAATAACGCATCTATAGTAGATCCTATTAATCTAGAATCCTCATATGATAACTTGCTAGGGTCGCGTAATTCTTGTGGGGTCGTAGACTGTACAGTTCTATTACTATTTAGAGTAGTAAATACTCTATTAGCTTGGTTAAATGTGTACTGGTTAAGATCTCCTACTCGTAGCTTCTCATACATCTCGTTAACATAACTGCTGTTACCGCCGTTAGTTAGGATGTCTTCCGATCTAGTTTTACCGAATAGCTCCATCAAGAAATCAAATATCTTTTGGAAGATGTTTCTCTTTACTGGTGACTTAGCTACAGGCTTCTTATTACCAAGCATATACTCGCGGAAGTCTTCTGCTAAGTATTCTTCTATTTCCTCTTCTGTTGCTTTTGCAAACTCTACTGTGTTACCAGAGAATGCTACAAATTTTCCTTTCTGTTTTCTAGCCTCGCTATAAAGTTTTTCTCTTTCAACCTCGGTCAAGAACATTTGGGTAAATCCGTGCCAAGCTTCGTGGTATAGATCAGAGTAATCTGACCCTTTAAACAGTGTGATACCATTTACATCCCAACGAGCAATACCATTCTTAGTAGCAGTATTGACAGCATTAAACATTACCTTAAATGGTATATGTTGTCTAAGTGGGCTATTCTCATACCAGGTCTTAGCGGCAGCAATTTGTTCTCTAGTTGCTGTAACGTTACCCTGGATTTTTAATTTGTTTTTATTCTTATTGATGAATTCGTCATCACCAGAAAGCTTATCTAATATATCGCTATCAGCACTTGTCTTTCTTCTACGGAAAACTTGTTGCTTAGTAGCTTCATTTACAACCACTTCTGTAGCTGCAGGTTTTTCAACTACCGGAGCTTCTGTAACTACTTCAGTAGTAGCAGGTTGATTATCAGCTTTGATAGCAAGTTTCTTAAAAGCTCTATCATTAATGATGTCTTCGTATGCTCCTACTGTCGTTGCTCCAGATTGCTCATAAGTTAAAAGACTGTGCTGGTACTCGTGTTCCATCACAAAATTCTCGAAGTCTTGATATGTAGCAAATGCGTCTTCAGCTAATGCTGTAGCAAATGATCCATCTTTTTGTTTACGAGATTTAGTCCAGGCTTTCTCCTCAAACTTCTTTTTAAGAAACTCTCTATTAATAATAATCTTATTATTAGTTCGATCGTATCTAGCAGCTCCCGGCTCACCCGTTGCTGCTTTAATGGATGATCTATCTATTACTGGAATACCATTATAGGTTTCTTTTTTAATACCAAGTAATGGGCTAATAAGATCATCGTACTTTTCGTATATCTTTTCGTACGCTTCTAATTCGGCAGCAGACATTTTAGTTTTATCTATCTTACCGTCTATCTTATAGTTTTCTATATTAGGTATAGCCTTAAGAAGTTCTTTTTGTTCTTCGGCTCTATACTCTGCTACCTTAGTATCTTTAGCAGAAACTTTAGCAGACTTTGCAATTATTGCATTTATCTCACCAGTCTTACCTGTAAAGATTGCTGTCTCTCGTGGTGATAATGTCTCTTTATTAATTACTTTATTAGCAATAATATCTAAGATAATATCAGATACGATATTCTTATCTACAAATTTTGTGTAGTCTTTATCGCTAATGATATCCTTGCTTTCAACAATAACTTTAGCAGTATCAGCATTGATTGGTGCTACCTTAAAATAAGGATTATACTGTTTAACTTTACCCTCAACATCTAAGTCTACTTTTACTGTAGCAAAACTTTCTAAGTACTCCGAGTAAGGAACATTTGTGATAGATGCTTTGTCACCAGTAATGGTAAACATAGATACCATACCATTAGCGCTAGCCTTAGCAGTGTCTATTACATATTCTCTTCCACGTCCTTTTGCATTAGTCTTAAAAGCTGCCGTAAGTTCTTCTCTTGATTTTGCTGTATTAGAAAGGTTTAGTTTTTCTCCTTGGTATTTAACAAAAAACTCTCCAGTTGAACTGTCGACACCGTAGCTAATATCTTTAACAGAACTTAATACGTAAGTACCTATTATCTTTTTCTTATCGGCATTAGTAATAATCTCCCCTGCAGTGTCAGTATCTACATCAAGAATAAGGCTTACGATATTATTAACTAGCTCGTCACTAAGACTTTTATTTATGATTGGTACGGGAGTATTAGTTTCATTAGGGGTAACGTATATACCACCAAATGAATTTTTAGAAACTGCTCCCGGAGCAAAGAAACTAAAGTTTAAGTTCTGCTTTCCAAAGTAGCTTCCGCTATAAGGAATAGGCTTAGCATCAATGTCACTTATTGCACCAAAGCTACCAAAGTCTATAGAGTTAATGATCTTGTTTCCTTTAGCGCCTCTGATATAATCATAGGCTGATTCTAGGAAATCAAAACCTTGTCTTAAATATTCTCTAGCCTCATCTACAGACATGTTAAAGTTCTTAGCAATCTCTTGGGGATTCTGAGTATTAGTTACTCTGTCCACGTCTGCGGCGCCATCCTTAGTTTTACTAGGAAGATATCGGCTATTATAATAAACTACTTTACCGTCTTCTGCTACTTCATACTTATCATTAAGTCTAACAATATTTCCTTGTTTATCTGTAAGAGCATATACAAAAGCATTCTTGTAATCCTCAATTATATAATCAGTATCTACTCCAGACTTAATTACTGATGCTACATGAGGATAGGTATCATTTACATCTATCTCGTTGTATCGCATCAGAGTAAGGAATAAACCTCCGTCTACTCCTTTGTAGGGAACACCTTGCTCAGGAGTTTTAGCTTCTCCTGCCAGTAGTTTACTTAATACGTCTTTTGTAAAGTTTGTATAGAACTTCATTCTTGGGTCAGAACCATTTTCTTCTTTACCCTCAAGAAGTTCCTGTATAGAAGTACTTAACGGACTGTCCGGTTTTCTTGTTCTACCATATACAGTATTAGATGAACCTAATGCTAAAGAAGTTTGAACCTTGTCAATCTGATCTTGAATAGTAAGTTCTTCTTTAGTCTTAGCTAATTCTACCGCAGGATTAGTATCTACTCCTAGGAAGGCAGCAGTTTCATCAAAGCCGTCTTTATCATCAGCTACTAGTCTAGCTAGTCCTCCCACCTCTCTTATATCTAAACCAAGGTCTTCAAGTTCTGCAAACTTTTCTTCTACGCCCCATAGTTGTTTTATGAAAGGTATAGACATGCGAGCATAGTCGATTGCTGAGTTCTGATTATTTGTAAGACCGTATACACGGTTATACATATCATTCAGATACGTCTTTAGATCAAATGGAGTTTTATTTTCCACATAAGTCAAAAGATCCTTCGCAATTTTAGTACGAAGGATCCTTAATTGTTTATCGCTAAGAGTACAAGTAATCATTATTCGCAGCCTAAAGAGTTATCAAATTCGTCGTCAATTTCTTTCTGGTCAGCAGCCTTAGCTTTTTCTAAGTCTGCATTAATTGCATCGACCCCATTTACATCTACAGCGTTACTAACATTAGTATTAGAGTTCTCTACTTCATCTGGAGTTACGGTTACCCCTGTTGGGATATTTTCCGCATTCTGTCTGTACATATACTCTACACCGTTTTTAAGATCAGTTGGGTTCAATATCATAGTTTCTTCTGAATTAAGCGGTTTAATTCTAATAGTATTGTCTGAGGTATTCTTTCCGAGTACTTGTACAATACCACTTCTACCGTATTTTTTTCTGTCTTTCATTACCAGCAAGTCGTTCTTGCCTACTTCTTCAAAGGTAGGAATTTTTGAGGACAATTCCTGCATTTTTTTATTCATAAGTTTGGTAAAGTCCTCGATAGATAGACCCTCATCCTCTGCCATTAAGTTGGTAGTATTGTTACGGATATCTTCAAGTTCTTCCAAAGTTGTGGCGTCCTCAATGCTTTGTTTAACCTTACCTTTTATTCTTTCTTTTACTGTATAAGTTTTGGCCTTACCTGTAAGTACATCACCAACTTGTTCAGTAATTTCAAACATCTCGATGTTTTTACTAACCTTTGCTTTCTTAGCACCTAATTCGTAAGATCTAATATTAGCTACAGCTTTTTTACCTAAGGCCTCTTCAATGACATCATCATTTTTATTTATGAGAATCATGTCAGCATTCTTGGCAAATCGTCCTGATGTTGTAATAACCGTGTTACCAGCATCAGCGGCTGCTTGCATTCTAGTAAGAGTCTCTGCGTAAACCTCAGCTGCTTTTTTACTATCTGACTTAAATAAACTAAATAGAACGTCGCCTAGATTTTTATCTCCTACAGCAATACCGTTGTCTGCTAATACCTCTTTAAAGATATCATCTGTGTTTATTACATCTTCTCCTAAAGCACTGACATCCATATTGTTATGGACGGTGGTATAGATAATCTTACCCTTAAACTTACTTTTTACTTTGCTCTTAGGCTTATTTCCTTTCTTATGTGCATCTATAGCAGCCATAGCCTGTTCTTCAGTATCAAGATATTCAGCTATGATCTCTCCGTCTTTGATAACATTATATGTATCATCGTTGTAAAGATAAACTGTGTATCCATCTACTTCTTTTTGTTCTTTTACAGCACTTGGATCAACAGTAACAGGTGCTCCAGTCAAACCATTTCTTTTATTATAGTTAGCTATAACTCTTGCTGCTCTTGGTTCACGTTTAATATAACGAGATATATCACTGTCAGGAATAATTGGTTTATTATTAGCAATCTGTTCCTGGTTAAATAGCTTAAGATCAGCTCTAAGAATTGTTTGCAAATCCTTAGGCATTTCATTCATAGGGGTATCTACTGTAATAGCTTGTCCACCTGCAGTAGTTGTAGGTGTAATTACATTAGACTCTCCTTTTGAAAGTATAGGATTACCTTGGAACTTATTAGATATGATACCAACTGCCTCATCTAAAGCACTATTACTAGAAACTTTTTTAAATCCTAGAAGCTTACCTAAGAATTTTCTGATCTTGTCTACAAGCTCTGTCCAAAGATTCTCATTGGTTTTTTCATACGGGATAGCATTTAAAGCATTCTGTGCCAATGGGTTAGTCAGGGCCTCGGCCATAAACTTCTCAGGACTTGCGAGCATTGTATTAAATACAGCAACGTCATTAGGGTCTGTTAAAGAATCTTTGTTTGCTTCTCTAAATGTAATCGCAGCATCCATTAATCCTTTAATAGCTTTTGAGAAAGCTGGGTCTGATAACCCTTCTTCTGTCATCTTCTGGATCAACGGATTTAATACAGAGTATTCAAATGCAACTTGGATGTCTCCAAAGTCTGATGCTGAGTAACGTAAGTCTACGATTATTCCATCATTCTTAGAATAACTAAATGCGATAGGCTGAGTTGTAGAGATTTCCATCTCCTCCTCAGGTTTAACAAACGTAAGCATTCTACGGGCTAATGCTCTTGCTGCAGGCTTACCGTATCTGTTCGCTATAATATAATCTAGTACGTCAGATGTTTTAACCATCTGAGACTTAAGCTTAGGATCTAATCCTAGGCCTTTCATTAAATCTCGTAAAGATCGTTTGTCGTTCTTTGATTTAAAATCATATGCTCTAACAAAAGACTCGGCGCCCTCTTCTGCAATTACTTTACCCGCTAGGTTAAATCCATTCTCTTCTTCAAAGTCTTCTAGGAAGTCAAGGATCTCTTTATATCTAGGGCTATTTGTTTCGATAGGTTTTTTAGTCGCAGCATCATAAAATGTAGATGGTACTCTTTCGCCGCGCATCAAAGCGTCTATTTCATCAGGCATAAAGAATACGTTAAACTTTTCGTACATCTCACGGATAAGGTCATTAACCTTCATTCTGTTTTCAAACTCGCTAAGAGACTCCTGTAATTTTTTAGCAGCAATCTGATGAGCTGCTCTAGCAGCACCACTAAACTTTTTAGCCGACTCTGAAAAATACATAGGATCATTAAGAAGGTTAACCATCATACTAGCAGCTTTTGAATCTACATCAAGCTCTAGATAATCTTCTAGCATACCGTATACTCTGTCTATGTCTGTAGCAAGAAGAGGCTTTCCTCCTTTTGCTGAAGCAGCGGCAAGAACCTTTAAGTAGTTTTCTAAGTCACCTCGCATTTCTTTTTTAAAGTAATCTACGTGACGAGATGCCGCGTCAGACTCCTCAAAATTTAATTCAGTTTGTCTTGTAGCTCCTATTATAGTTAAAGACTTAGAGTTAACACTTACTTCTTTTGTTTTAGTATTACCTTTTGCATCAGTATATTGAATAACAACCTTGTTATTCTTTTTGCTAATAATCTTACCATTAATAGGTTTACCAGCTTTACCTTTATAACTAACTGTTGCACCTACATCTAACTTCTCAACTGTTTCAACAGTATCTCTAATCTCAGTTGCTGTCTCAGGATTAACTGCAGCTTTTCTAGCTTTCTGCACTTCTAAAGAATGGTTAATCATACTATTCTTTAAACGATTTAAAGCATCAAAGGCTTGTTGCTTTTGCTCACCAATAGCCTGTTGTTTAGCATCACCTTGTTTGAAGATGGCTATTTCCCCCTGTAAAGATTCTAGTTCGGCGTCTAGCTGTCCTTCATTAAATATGCTACTAATTCTACCGGCTGTAACTTTTGATAAGATTGGATCCTCAGCTATAGTATTTAAAATACCTCCCATTCTACTCTGAGATCTATCAAATGTATATTCGTTATAGATAGCTTGTTTCCTTGCTTCTTCAAAACCAATATAATCTATTCTCTCATCTATATCATCAGCGTCAACGCTAAATGGATTATTAATGCTAGAATATTTTTCATGACGCTCTTTAATCTGAGTAGCTTTATCTAATACAGCATCTAAACGTCCTCTTACATCTTTATTAAATTCATCTTTATTTCCTGACTCGGATGTATAGTTAAATGCTTCAGCAAGTTCTTCATCGCTCATTCCTTGGTAATCCTCAATCTGATTTGTAAACAGATCGGCGTATCCCTTATTAATAAGCATTGATACGTGAGAGAATATAGAATCTTGTACAGCGTCTCCGTGTTCTTTCTTATCTCCGTTGTCTTCAGCGCGATCCATAATCTGAGAGAAATCCTTCTGCGCTTTAATATTGGCGTAGATAGGATCAAATGTTTTAGTAGGATCTGCCGCAAGATCATTTAAGAAAGTAGTAATCTTAGTTCTTTGTTCTTCTTTTTCTTCTCTCTGTCTTTGATATTGCTCAGGATTCTTATACTTATCGTACATATTTTTAGCGGCCTGAGGAGCTGCCTCAAATGCTAAAGACTGAGGACCTTGTACCAATCCTCCCATTAAGAAACCAGAGAAGAAAGTCTCAGCACCTTTTGCAGATAGCTGGCTTTTAAATCCTTCATTTAATGAGTCCATGAAGAAAGCAGTTCCTGCTCTTTCTGGACTAGCATATGTATCAAGGTAGTAGTTTGTCATTGCTTCAGATACGCCTTCTTGATAACTTTCTTGAAGACCCTCTGCAAGATTAGCTGACATATATCTTAAACCATTCTTAGCAAGATTCTGAGGTCTAAACTGATTAACGGTATGCTTTAGATATTTTTTACTAAACCAACTTCTAGGATTAGAGGTGTCAATAAATCCTGCATATTTGCCACCGGCCTTCTTAGAAAAATTCTCAACCATCTTACCTAAGTTACCAGTTGGAATATTTCTAAAAGCTTTAAATCCTCCTAATGCTTTTTCGAATACAATTTTGTTAGAGAAAAATATAGCCGGGGCATTTGCTAGAGTAGTTTGTACACCAGCAGCTTTAGCTTGTTTAGCAATATCCTCGGCATCTTGTCCTATAGGAGCTTTACCATTTTTAGTAATGTACTCTTGAATCAATTTATCTTGAACACCGTTTTGAACCATACCGCCCTCTAATCTAGATTCAGCTAGAGTCGTGTTCATCATTCTAAGGTCTCTATAGAAGCCGCCAAATGTTTTAGATACCTTGGCAAATTCGCCCATCTTATCAAAACCGTTTGCCCCAGTAGAAATGTTTTTTAATACATCTACTGTATTATCAAGAGGATTCAAGAAGTTTCCTACTCCTCCCCAGAATTTTCTAGCGCTACTTATATTATTAAGACTATTACTTGCTGTACTCATAGTGCGGCCAGCATCTGTAACGTTCAATCCTGCACGAGTAATATCAGCTGCATTTTCAGCAGCCTTCATTCCTCCAAATAGTCCTTTAACAGCTTTTGTAAAACGACCAGCATTTACTGCGGTTCTCCCAGCGGCTGCAGCATCAGATACAGGATTTAATCCTCCTTGTAATGCTGCCGCTCCCCATAGAGCTATTTCTTCTGCGGCTATCTCTCCGATTACTCCAAACGTATATGCAGAGTTTGCATATAGGTTAGTAGCAAATCCTCCAAATCCTTTTCTACTAGAGTTAGCAATAGACATTGCCTCTTCCATTTCTCTAGCATACTTAGTATCGCCAGCAGTATTTAAACTAAATAAGTCATCCCAGTTACCGAAGGTTTGTTTAAAACCCATTCCTGCTAGAGTACCCCATTGACTAGAGGCCCTTTTAAAGTCGTCCCATGCTGTACTATTTTGATTATAGTAAGCCTCATTATCTATATAGGGATTCCAACCAAGTTGCTTAAACTTTGGATGGTTATAATATCTATCAAAGTTATGTTCTTTTCCTGCACCGCTTGATATACCCCATACCTTTGCTGATTCTACAGCAGTAGGTTTAGCAACAGCTCCAGGACGGTAGGTGTTAGATACTAATTGATTCATTAAATCAATAGTACCATTCCCTTTACTACTAGGACCTTTAAAAGATGCTTGACCTGATCTATAGGGATCATAACTATTTGGCCCCAAGTTTTTAGGAATACCGTTTGGTATCATGTTCCCAATACTGGAACTTCCCATTATCTCATCTACCCCTTGTTTTATCCTAGGTAGATCCTGATCCATTCTAGCCTTAGTCTGACTAAGTAATGTTAAGTACTGATCAATAGGATCTCCCTTTGGAGGAGTTGCGGTCATCATATCAGCGGCTGATCTCATTGATTTTCAAGTAATTGATTAGCATCGTACACTTTATTACCACTGTTTGCCGAAGCAGATTGTAAGAATCTTTGGTTAGCCATTGATAAACCTGAGAACATCTCGTTATAAGTATTACTTAATGCATTAATATCTTCATAGGTTGTTCCAAATATAGGCTGTTGTACCAGTTGACCTGCAGCATTAAATGCTTTTGCCATACCCGTATAACTATATCCACCCGTAGCATTTTTAGCAAACTGAATATTACCTCCGTACTGGTTATAGTTATTAAGCTCTAATCCTCCATTATCTACTAAAAATTCTTCTTTAGTTTGTTGCATAGATAAGAATCCTACTGACTTAACCTTATCGGCATCCATGAAGAATGTAATCTCTGGGGACTGTCCTGCTGCTACTTTGGCTGCAAGATCCCAAGTTGCTCCATGAAGATCATCTGTACCTTTATTCTCATTGATAAAACTCCTACTTGGTTTCCAAGTCATAGCTACTTTAGTAGCATCATTTGCTGCAAGAGCATGCATGGTAAATTGGCCAGAAGGTCTATTAGGATTTTGATCAGGCTTACCCCCATAATTTAACATTGCTGTTTGCATCATGAAGTTTAAAGCATTTTGTGCTGACCCGTCATTTTCTAAGTTAGCATAGTCACCAGCAGTAATATCAAAACCATTTCCATATACAAACTTACTACCTTGCTGATTTCTGAAAGATTCAGATTGCATAGCAGGTAACATATCTTTTGTATAAGCATCCATTGCAATAGAGAATGAATTTGTATTATAAGCGGCTGGATCAAAATTATATGTAGCGGCTTCTCCAAAATACTTGTTTAGTCCTCCTAATAAGCTAGGATCGCTAAATGCCTTAATCTCTAGGCCTGATGTATTATTCTTTGACAGTGTTTCATATGCCTCAGTTAAGTCTTCATACTTATCTATAGCATCTTCTCGCATATCAGCAATACGATCTTCCTCTGATATACTAAAGGTGTCGGCTCTTTGATAACCACCTTGTTCAGTTCTAGGATAATACTGTTCATCGTTTTTATGAGCCTCAATGTAATCAGTAAGGTATTCATCTTCTGTTTTTGCTCTACCGAAATCACTAGTAAAATACTGTCCAGAATGCCAAGAATCGACATTAGAAATTCCTGAAATTTGCGATGCAATTTTCTGATTATTTTCTTTTTGAATAGCTGTATACTTATCTAGCACAGCAATGTTACTAAGCATCTCCCCGTTATTAGCATCAATTCTATTTTGAATTTGTACTAATGACGGATTATTTTTATCTATACCATTAAATCCATTATGTAATGCTAAGTTAATTCTATCGTTTACTTTTAGATAGTAGTCATTATGGTTAGGATCTGTTGTATTTTTTAGACCGTCTGCATAAAGTTCATACTCTCCTTTGTCATTCTTTTTAACAAGTCCTCCTTTATAAACTTTCTCTGTTTTAGGGACAACTTTTTCCACAGTTGGTGCAAGCCAGTTTGCAAGTTGCATCATCTTCTGGTCTCTCCATGATATTCCTGACCCCTCGATTACACTTTTATTATAGGTTGTTAGATCTACATCAGCTAAAGGATTATACCAAGCTGGTGCTTCAACATTTTCGTAAGTAGTTTTATCTTCTTCAGTATATAATCCTAGAGTAGAATTAATCTCCTGCTCTATTAATGTTTTTTCTTCTGGAGTTGCAGCATTCTTTAATCTAGCATTTTGAATAGCCAGATACTGATCCATGTTATTCTGAGCATAAGAGGTATTGGCCGTGAATAAGTTATTTAATTTACCTGCATTCTGTTGACTAATATTTGTATCTCCCGATACATTACCCGGTCCAGGAATTTTTGTAAGAATTCCTTGGTTAAACATGTCTGATAACCATCCTGCTCCTGATCCAGATCCGGGTACGGTATTTCCACCGTTCTCATACATCTTACCAGCGATATCCATTATCTTTAATGTCTTATCATTATCGAATCGTATACCTTCTTCTATTACTCTATATCTATGATTAGTAGCAGCTAAAGCGTATTGATCCACTTCTGAATCTACTTTCATTTTTGACATAGCATAATCCCTAGCAGTAGTAGTAACTAGACCATCCATTAGGAAATAAGTCATTGCGTTATCTACTCGGTATCTTAAACCTTGGCGGTCCATAGCATCAAAGTCTATAGCATCTGTTTGGCTTAAAACCTCATCATTTTTTTCTGTTACCGCATCTATAACCTGTTCATCCTTAACTACTTGTCTATACATTTCCACAATGTCTTTATCCAAGTCTGGATCTACTCCCTCAGTCTGAATTTTTTTCTCAAGAACTTTTTTAGTAGTCTTTGTCTTATCTTTAGTCTCAGTATCTGTTTGATTCTGGGCTCTATAAAATGTATTAATCTCGTCAACCTTTGTTTTAAGATATTCTGTTTCTGCTGCCATTTCATCTCCACCAAACTTTTCAGCATTAGTCTTCATATAGTTCTTACGATCTACATAAGCTTGTGCGCTGTACATATCTTTTATTCTAGGATCATTTACAATAAGACTGCTAAAGACATTTTGTAATGTAGGAATAGATTGTGGACCATTGGTAGTCTTAATAATATATCCCCCTTGCTTAGATAAAGTTTCAGGATTAAGATCATTAGCCTTAGCAAACTCAAATAGATCCTTAGTAGCGTTTACGAATGGCGAATACTTAGGAGCAGCAAAGTTTAAAGAGTCCTCGTCAGATGACTTAGCAAAATCTTCCGCTTGGTAATCCAAAGCTCTATCGCCAACATCCCATGCTGTAACACCTTTATCTTTTGGATTAGGGTTATTACGTAAACGATCAGCCTTTGACTTCTCTCCTCTATATCGCTTTGTAAAAGACATGTCAGCTCTAAAGTAATCATTATCTATTAGAGGCTGAAATAACTTAGATGCCGTCTGTACGTTTTCTGGTAAAGATAAATCGACGCCTGATAGACGCTTTATCTCATTATCTAACCCCGTAAAGAATTCATTACGACGTTCGATGTTAGGTTCCCGCATCAAGTCAGAATTTAACAACTTGCCATATACGGAGCTGATTTTATTATAACCAGCTTCATACTGACCTTGCTTCGTTTCCAAAGCTTTTTGAAAGAAGTTAAAGTCCGGCTGAAAAGGCTGGATCTGAGGGATGTAATCTGTTAGTCCTTGTATGTACGTTGCCATATCTTATTGTAAAAATACGAAAAAAAATCTTTAAAGTTTAATAAACTTTTTAAGTTTAAATTTAAAATGCTCCCACTAAGTAACTATACGGAATAGGTCCTCCCTTCTTCTGATAATAGTTAGGATTCTCTCCTGCTGCATAAGTTGCCGGATTTCCTGCCGCTGGTGCTGCCTCATTATAAGCATTAAAGTAAGCTTGGTTTTGAGGATCCAGCATTGGTTTAGATTTTCCTTTTGTCCAAACTGCAGCTGCTGCGCCTGGATCTATATCAGGATTATCTCTCATGAATTGAGCAAATGCTTCAGCATCACTTGCCACGCTATTTGCGTTTTCGTTAGCTATAACATCTCTTCCTTTTATGAAATCCATATCTCCTCCTGATGCAGGATCAATATGGTAATTAGGATACATAGCGTTTAGCACCTGAGTTTTTGATCTATTAGTGTAAGCATCTGAAAGAGCTTCTGTCCATTTTGCACCAGCGTCTCTCTTCGCATTATCGTAGTTTTGATTAAGTGTATTAACCTGGTCAACGTAAGTTTGAATATTTTGTTTATTCATAGCCTGTGATTTGTTCATTATATCGGCAACCTTATATGAATACTCGTTAGCAGTATTAACATTAAGACCGTTATAACGTCCCATAGTTTGACCTATAATCTCTGCAAGCTTTCCTTGAGTTTCGGAAGCTCTTGCCCCCAAAGCTTGAGTAGATCCAGATACAGCTCTTGCCACATCCATTGCTCCTCTTGCGGCAGAGACATTAGCATAGTTTTCTTGCTCAGGATTGTAGTATGTAACATTCGGTAAAGTCGGCGACATTGTTTGCAATGACGGATAATACTTATTAATGTTAAAGTAATTCTGTGCGGCATTCGCATTACGAAGTCTGTCCTGTAACCAGAATGGTGTATACTGGTCTCCTTTAACATAGTCAGGAGATTTTGGTTGTTTTATAGTTGGATCAAGTAATCTTGACTCTTCTGTTTCCGTAGGGTTTAGCGGATCAACTTTTCTCTCAAAAGTAAAAGCATCAGCATGCTCTAATCCTAATTTTTTGTCGTCGCTTAATCCTGGACGAAATTCTCCGGGATTAAAGAAGTTTTCTACTGCGTCAACATAGTTAAGGTTAGTTACAACGTTACCGTCTTTATCTTTAATTTCTCTAGCTGTCTTAACTCTTTTATTTCCTTGAATAAAAGCTTCTGTGTATAACTGGTCAGGCTTTGAGATATTAGCTTTGATATGTGAATCATTTATATCCATGCCCAAAGAGTAGAACATATTCTTTCTATTCGCTGTTTTACCATCAACATCCCCTACGGTTACTTCAGGAAGTGCTTCCCATTGTTCAGGAGTACCATTTGGATTGCGAGCTTTCCAGAAACGATATTCATAAAATGATGGGTCAGTATAACCAAAAAAACCGCCTCCAGATTTTTGTCGAGACACTTGATATTTAGGTTCATCTGGTACGCCTAATACATCTGACTCTGCTCCATAAGATAAAAACTTAGTTAAGAAATCTTTCTCAGCCGTAGTCATTTTACCACGAGCTTCAGACTTTATATCCCAACCAGGATTGTACGTATTATCATTATCTTTCCACTTCTCAGCATGATAAACAGCCGCCTTAGCATCCTCTAATTTTTTTAGTATTGCTTCAGCCTTTATTTTATCTTCTTCAAGATTTCCAGTATAGTTTGTTTTACCTGACTTAGTAGTAGAAATAGGTTTAGTTTGATCATATGATGAGACCTTGTAATACTTACCGTCTTCCTCATAGACATCTCCAGAATTCACGGCCTTGTCTTTAGATACAATTTTAGTATTAGCATCTACCGCAGGCTTCACTACTTTCTTTACAATATATTTTTTACCGTTCTTTACAACGATACTCTCTCCTTCTTTTAATTCTACAGTAGGCTCTGTTGTTGTAGTAGGACCGTATTGTACAAAGTCTTTAATTTTTGTTCCATAACCATCTACATAATAAACGGCACCATTAGCATCAGTTCTTACAAATATACCAGAGTTAGGATCAGGACGATTAGGATTACTTTGATCTAAACTACTAGGTTGATTTATTACTTCACTTAAAAGTTTTTTATACACATCATCATAGTATGCTCTTTCTCCATCGCGTTGAGCTCTTCTTTCTGCTTTTCTTTGCTTTCTAGGATTATCATATACCATATCATTAGGATCTGGTTCTCCTGTAGTTCCGCCCGGGGCATATTGTCTTAGATGACTCATCTGTCCTCCTCGTCTAGCCATAGGCATTTGAGGGGGCATCATTTCTTCTTGTTGACTAGCCATAGCTCCTTGCTGCATTGCCATCATCTCTTCCTCTGGAGCAGAAGGCATACCTTGCTGAGGTTGCTGAGGTTGTTCCGGTTGTAAATCAGTCGGCATAAATATACTAGGATCTAACTGATACTTTGCTAGATACGGCATTGCAACTGTAGGAAGTCCTCCAGGAAAACCTTTCATTGATTCTTGAATCAATGCTAATTTAGCTAACTTAACATTATAGTTCGCTATAACTTGTTCGGCCGTACTTACTTGTAAAGCATCTGAGTTAGCATCAATTAATATCTTACGGTATGTATTTATATCATACTTCTTTGCTATCTCTGCTGGAGTATATCCTCCTTTCTTCTCAGGCATTCCGAATTCTGCAAGTTGTACAGGATCTTTAATTCTCATTGATCTAGTATCACTAAAGATAAATGATTCTGCCGGAATAGCTAAAGGTACACCTCCTTCAAAGTGACGTTTACCTTTAATATTATAGTGTGCTGGTCCACCTTGCTTATTAGGGATAAGAACGGTCTCTCCTCCTTCTGCTTCAAGGTTAGCAACTTTCCTAGGAACACCACTTAAATATTTGCGAATATCAAGGGGCTTTTTACCTAAAGTGTTTGGGATATACTGCGGAGCCATTTGGTTCCCAGTACGTATGTTATTATTGTTACCGTACATATTTATAGATATGAAAGTTTACCGCCTCTTTTTAAAATATCGTTTATCTGTTCTTCTGTCAAATATACTTCATCTCCTTCCTTCATGCTATCTAACATACTTCCTCCCATTTGAGCATAGCCTGTATTGAATACAGGAATACCGCTTCCGTCTCCGATCATACGTTTACCACTATTAATTATGTCGTTACCATAGAATGACGGAGCTGTATTAAATACATTTGAAGCTTGGGACGCCTCGCTGAGTTTTCTTGCATTAGCCACTCTTTCATCTTGATTAAAAAAAGCAGTAGCAGCAGACATGTTTCGCATCATCTTATTAAAGCTAGGCTTTTTCTTTGTCTTTGATTTCTGCTTTACGTTAAATGGATTTTCAACAAACCATATATTAGGATCATCTGACTTATCGTACTCTGTACCCTTATCTAAAACATCTATTCTTTGTTGATCGGTCATTGGGGCAGAACTTGGAAACTCTAATGGTTTTCCTGTAGTAGGGTCATAAATTATTCCATCTTCCTCTTCTTCAGCCATGTCTGTAAAACTAAACGGTCCCCCCGGTCCAAACATAGGTATCATAGTACCACCGTGTTTTTTCTTAAGCTCCGTAGTCCCATACTTTTGCTCATTAATTGCAATAAGCCTATTAATATAATCATCCGTCTTACTAGGATCTGAATTATCAAAGGTATTCCAGTTATTAGTAGTATTGTCTACTCTTGCTGCCCAACCCGGATATCTTACACTAATGTTTCCATTTTTTCTCTCTAAGCGGCTATATGATAATTTACGTTGATCTCCGTATGCTGAATTAAATGCTTCCGGGTCATCATTATATTGCTGAGTAATTAAAGCTTGTGTTGCAGGGTCATTCCAAAGTCTATCTATCTCAGCTTTATTATCTCTTAAAGCAACTCTAAGATTTGCATTAGATTTTTGAATAGGTCTTCCATTTTTATCTACACCAGTCTTCTCCATTCCTAAAAACATCCCATCAGCTCCCTCAACTCCTGCGGCATACATTAAGTCTAGTCTTGGATCCATTGATGTATTAACTACAGCATCTTTTACATGCATCCTAAGAGCCGTCGGAAGTTTAGAAGTTTGATCTAAGATCTTTTGTTTTTCTTTTGCTTCTTCTGCAGTAACGGTCTTACTTGGAGTAGTAAACGCATCTCCTTTTTTTATATTAGCAAAGTAATCGTTTATAGTAGCATTCGTGTAACTAGGTAGTCCTGCAGGCTTATAGTTTCTCCAGTCATTAGGATCAGTTGAAGAAGTAGTACTCTTATTATTCCCTTTAGCTGCTGATGCAGTTGCTGCGGCGCTTGCTGCAGTAGTAGATACAACAGCATTTAATGTTGGATCCCAAGTGTATCCTGGAGGTAATTGATTTCCTGAAGGATCTACATTAGGTTGTGGCTGCGGTTGTGATTGTGATTGTGATAACACAGTTGTTGGATTAGGTCCTACGTTAGCCGCACCTGGTACACCTGGTACATTAGGATATTCAGGAGATCCAGGGATATACTGAGATTGGAAAGGAGCTTCTTGCGAATCTGTACGCCTAGGTCCGGATTGATCTATTTCCATATTACCTGGAAAATCTTGCCATCCTCCACTAGGTGGAAAATAGTCTGTATCTTGGCCAGGACGGAATGTATAGTCTTCTGCCGCTTTAACACCTGGACTAACTATTCTTGGATCGTTAGGATCCGGTTGAGGCCCAGTAGTTTTATTTTGTGTAGTTGATCCAGGAACTGTTGTTGATCCAGGAACTGTTGTTGATCCTGGAGCAGTCCCATTATTATTGCTAGCATACGGATCACCAGATAGTTTACCGTACTGCCATGTAGTAATATTTCTCTTGAAAGGACCCCAACCTTTTTCTTCAATAATAGGTGGACCTAATAATTTAGTATCTAGGTAAGTACCTTTTTGCATAGCTTGAGCAAAGTCTTTTGTAAGTCTATTACGATTTCTGTAATCGAATCTAGTACCTTCCTCTTTCTTTGCTTCAGCAGCTTCGAACATACGGCCATCAGGCCCAATAGCATAAAGCTTACCGTTGATCATCTGTGTTCTAAAACCGTCTTTCTTATCTTCTTTATTAACACCAGTTCCTGTATTATTAGCAGTAGCATTAGCATATGCTTCTTTAGCCTCTTTTGATTTAGTAGGATCTCCGTTTAACAACATATCTGGGCCACCACCAATAGTAGTAGTGCTTGGGTTCTCATCCCCTACATATTTGTCTAGTCCTCCGCCATAGCCCATCTCTCCGTAAGTGTAGTTCTCATAGACCGGATTCTTCTGTTTAAATATATCGGCCATGCCCGTTCTGAACTTACTCTTGATATCAGTATAGGTATCAGGAATACCATTCTTTTTATTATAGGCAGCTTCACGATCAATTAAAGATGTTCTTTGACCAAAGTCTTTAAATGCATTTTTTACGTCTCCTATTTTATTCTTAGCAAACATTTCTAAGTTGCCGGCATCATAAAGACTACTTCCGTAATCAGGACGTTGGTTAACATTCATACCGTATCCGGCCTGAACCATTTCCTCATCTGTATATTCTCTCTCCTCGTTCTCTCCCTGTGATTCTCTCATTACCTCTTTTAACAGATTCTTCTGAGCAGTTTCCTGAATGGTCTTAATAAAAGTGTTAACCCTATTAGTATAGAAACTTTGGTCGCCTTCATCCATATCTGTGTCACCACCTTCTGCTAGGATTGGATATTTACCTCCATAATAATGTTCAAACTCCTGCATAGTTTTCATATCAACACCGTTTAAATCTGCACCGGTTTGATATTCAGGAAGTTGACCAGGCATAGCTTGGGTATAACCTACAGGGCCACCGCCATTGAATCGAAGAAAAAGTCTAGATAATTTTTCGTTTTTCATAAGCTGCTAAGATAAGCATTATATTATAAGATACTGATTTTTACTTGTTTTTCCAATTGTTAGGTAGCGAGTCTATCTTTACTCGCTTTAAGGATCCTCCATATTTTTCTTGCATTAAACCTAACCTTTTTATTTGATCATAAAACTTACTGTAAGATCCAGGATCGGTCATTGTCTTAAATCTTTCTCCAGTAAGTTCATATCTATCTGTTGCCCCTTGTGGTCCAACATATTGACCCGAAACTATCATTGGTATATCTACATCTCCTTCATCATAACCTACAGTAGCTTTATATTCTGTAGCTCCTGTGCCCATACCTAAGTTAGGTCTTCTAGGATCAGGTAGTATTTCACCAGTCCTAGGATTTCTTGGTTGATTATACTCAGGTAAGGTATATATATTTTGTTCTTTAAGCGGTAATCCAAATGGCATATCCCCGCCTTCTTGTTTCTTTGGTTTTAAGCCAATTGCTCCTGTAAATGTATTATAAGCAGATTTAGCAAAACCCTGAGAGTCTTCTGCAGCAGCTGTGTTATATGCATTTGTACCAATACCGTAATATTTTCCAATTTGCTTAGCGCCTGTCTGCCAAGGCCCAAAACCAGAAAATGTTTTAATTCCGGTTGATGCAATATTTCCTAAACCCGCAGCCAACTGATCTGTGTTCCCTGTTCTATTATAGTCTTTAAAACTTTTAATTGTTTCAGGAACAACTTTATTTCCAAAATCATAAGCGCCTTTTGCTCTTAGTGCTCCAGACACTTCCGGTATTGCTTCAAAAGCTGCACTAGTTTCTCCAAGAGTAGTAGCAGCTGCCCCTAATGATGAAAGAGCTACAGGGGCCATAAAGGCCGCTTCAAAAATAGGAACACTAGGAAGACCTGCAGGATCCATATCTGACACGCTTCTGTTCTTGTAGTATTCTATCTCCTGCCTGTTTTTTTCTTCTCTTTGCGCTTTAAGTGCAGCGTTCTCATTTGCAATACCAGCGTTTACTTTTGTAGGACCTACGCTTGATTTCTCATAAGCAGGATTGGGTTGTCCTGCTGTAGCCCTTTGTTGTCTTACTTCCTGGGGTACAGATACGGGAGCATTAGGTTTACTAGCTGCAATATTTCTTTGAACATTCTGTAGCTGTGGGGCTGCTAGTTGTGGGCCTTGCGGTATAGAAGCGTCAGGTTGGTATCCAAAACCAGGTCTTGGATTTTTTCCCCAGTTTGATTTTTGGTAATCAGCAACAGAGTTCCATCCCATAGCTTGGGCTCTTTTATTAAGCTCAAGGTTTTCTGCATAACTTTTACTAGTATCATAGCTAGTATCAAAATTTTGATTAAGCCCGTACTGTGCTTTAGGTAAAGATAATATCTTAACTTTTTTATAAGCCATATGCCTTTGTATAATCAAACGGTATGTATCCTAGGAATGGTTTTTCATTGTAACTTACTTCTCCACCATATTTCTTTTTAGCAACAACCGGAGCATCTGTTAATTTTTTAATACCCCACTGCGGAAGCATAATCTGACCATTAGCATCTATGTATGGAAACTTATCTTCAAATTGTAAGTTAACTCCTGTTTTCTTTTGGAAGTTATTAAGTTTATTATTTATAAGCTTAAGTATTTCTTCATTATTTGCTCCAGCTTTACTCATATAACCATAACTATTCATGGGTTGAAAGCCTAAGAAAGCGGGCTCTAATTTTCCGGCATTATCTGGATTTTTAATAGTCTTCATTATATAGTCCATTTGTACAACATATGAATTATGACTTGTACTTGTGGAACCTGTAATAACATCACCTGCCTTACCATTAGCTAAATAAGAGTCTAAGCTTCTTGTTACACTTTCTAGCATCTTTCGCTCATTAGTAAAATTCTTGGCAAAAAGAGCAGGGGTGGCTTGCTGATAGTTATTGGTAACAGCTTGTTCAGTAGATGGTCTATACTGAGGACTCGAATTAAGATCAACAATTCCTTGTTTATTTCTTTTTACGGCGCCCTTAAATTGTGCTTCAGTTAATGGTGTAACAAACTCATCTCGTCGAGCTGCCCTTCTTCCAGCTCTAACTTCATCTGTAACTTTACCTAAAAACTTATCTAGAGTACCTTCTTTAGGAACCTCTCCATACTTACCAAAAACTTTTTCATATCGTGAAGCATCATTTGTTAACTGATAACCATATTGATTAGCATTAATAAGCATATCAAATGGATTATCTGATTCATTTAACATGTGAGCAAAGCTGTCTATACGATCCTGCTCACTAAGGTAAGCGTCTCCCTGTATATTTGCCGTTATATCGTTATAGCCCTCTTTAAGTAATTTTGTATCTTTTTTAGATAAGTTAAAATCCTTAGCTACATTATCAAGTATAACATTTACATCTGGTGGGTTTGCTATACTACCCATGCTACCAGGAGCCTGACGAGTAGTAGGATTTCTTGACCATCCTGCTAGGGGTTTTGCTGGCATCGACCCGTCTAAAGCAGCAGCATGCGCCCTACGAAAAGCTTCTTCTTTTGATAGACCTTGATCAGCCATTAATTTTTCTGCTGCACGATCTATATTTAATTCCAAACTTTTTGTTTGAGCAGCATTATATCCATTTCTTGCTGCACTTATTTTAGCGGACTCATTTGCATTTTTTGGCATTTTAGTTATTGATTCAAAACCGGATGCCGTTCGTCTACCATCCATTCTGGTATAACCCCCTCTATCAAGAGCATTCCTTACTTCATATAATGCTTGCCTAGGATCGGCTCCGCTCATAATAGCACTATCGTAAAGTGCCTGAATGTTATCATTTACTGCGGCTTTTTCACGAGATGATAATCCAATATTATTTGCATGGTCACCAAAAAAAGTTTTTACCTCATCTAAATCGTTAAAGCTAGCAGGTATTGGCTTATTAGGCCTAACAGCATTGCCACTTGGACCACGTGTAAAATTTACACTTGATGGCATATCTTCTGGCGCCACGACACCAGTAAAGTCTCTAGGTCCTTCAGCTTGAAAACCAGCAGGTAAATCTCCACCAGCATAGTTTGGTAAAGTTTGTATTTCTTTTGAGGGTTGTTCTGCGATAGCGGCTACAGAACTGGGAGCACCATGTTGTGTTTCAAGTTGATTTAACACTAAAGCTCTATCTTGAGCATCTAAGTTTTTCCAGTTTGTTCCCTGATTAGTAAGTTCATCCGTTATTTGCTGACGAACAGTTTCAGGATAAGCTGCAAATCTTGCATCTTGTTCAGCTAAAGGTTTTAGATCATTTAAAAATTCTGCTTTAGTTTTTGACGTATATCCAACATTAGCATTTGCATTATTTAATAACTGTCTTATTTGATCATCAGGTAGATTACTATTAAGTACAGCATCGTACATATCCTGATACGTCCTACCTTTATAATCAAAGGCACCACCAATAGTATTTGTTGAAGCAGCTCTTGCTGTAACATTTGGATCAATATCATTAAAGGCTTGATATCCTGGAACAGCATCCCTTGCAAAAATTCCTGCTTTTGATTCTAGAAAAGATCCTGTTTTGTTTAATAGTCCTGTAGCGGTTCTTGTTCCTATCTCAGTACCAGCTTGAATAAAAGGTTTTGCTGCCCGAACCCCTTTTATTGCTTGTTTGCCTATCCCCATTCCAACTAAGTTTAAAGGATCTATTATAGCATTTCCAAATTCATCAAGAACAATATCTCTTCCCCCTGTGTAATCAATAGGGGATGCTCCAGAAAAACCTCTACCGCTACCTTCTGTGATCATGCCTTTAAGACCTTCTGCTGGAATAGTTACCATGCCTAAAGCGTCTAATATTCCAGCATTTTTTGCCTCTTCTTCAGATAGTTGTTCTGGAAAAAGATTAGGCACCTGAGGACGCATATCCTCAGGTAATGCCCGCATAGCTAGTCCCGCTGGTGAAAGTAAACCAGTTGTAGCAGAACTTAATAAACCTTGAGCACCTGCTGCCCATTTATTAGCAGCAACTTCTCCGCTAAACTTTTTTGATTGTTGTAATGTAGCTAATTCACCTGGACTAAAACTGGCTAACCACTCCTGTCTACTTCTATCTCCTTGAGGATTTTCTCCTAAAATCTTCATGGCAATATAATCAGTCTTAGCATTTTGGTAATTAGTTTTTCTATTATTATAACCCCAACCCTCTCCTGTATAAGGATTAGTAGCAGTTTTACCAATGCCTAATAAACTACCAAGAAACTTTTCCGTTACAGGTGAATTAGGATCTGTACCGTCTTCCCAGTTATTTGGATCAGGATTTTGAGTCATAAATTCTCTAGCATATTTAGTACCCCTGTTTGGGGCACCTACTGCATTTACCTGAGGCATTCGGTATGCTATGTTATTCATAGGAAAGCTCGAAGATATGTTTCCGTTCTCCCTATTAAATTCATCAGGATTATAGTTTATATATCCTCTAAAATCTTGATTACGATTAGTATTACTAATATCCGCTTGATAGGTATTTGATTCTGAAAACTCAGGTAAAGGCATCCATTGATTTGGTGCCCCTACCACAGGAGTCTGATACGCATAAGGTACTCCAGTAAGGGGGATCATAGGTGGATCAGTTGGTACTGTACTTGGATCAGTATCACCTTGAAAGATTCTAAGGCTACCACCGTTACGCATTTTTCTGTGGTTATCAATAAGTCTTTGAATAACCGTAGGGTCTGTAATTTTTCCGTTCATTTTATTTAAGGGCATTTCTAATACATAATTTCCATCAAACTGGTGATCTTCTCCAGGTTGCATTCTTACAAGGCCACCGCCTTGATATCTAGATAAAAGTTGTTGATATGTTTTATCATCTGGTGCTGGTATTCTTTTTTCAAAAGTAGAACTCCCATTTGATGTAAGTCTTTGCCAATCATCTAATGCTCTTTGTTCATTAGTTAATTCTGTAGGCCACTTAACTCCTGTACTTTTACCAGAGCTTGTATCAAAACCTCTAGCCATTATATTCTGATTAGTCATTGGTATTTCATATACTGAATCACCAGGGAATTTATATTCTTGACCAGGCATCATCATTTGTTGATTACCCTGATCGTCTATACCAAATACAGGATAGGGCACATCCTGCATTGTTATACGTCCATTTGCATTAGGTATAATAGTTTCCTGACCCGGATATTTCCATTGTCCATATTTAGACACAATAGGTTTCTTTTTAGTCATTATCTTGGTGAGCTAAGCAATTTATTATTAACCACTTTAAGAAGCATCTTTACATTATCGGATACAGTTCTTATTAACACAATGTGGTTAGCATAGTGTCTGAACTTCTTCCGTTCGAAAGGAGACTTATTTAAGTTAATGTTGTTAGTATTTAATGTACGAATATAACCGTTAAGTTCTGTATTCCAAACAGGTTGCTGTACTAAAATTCCTCCAGTTTGAAATTCTCCACGATCTCTTGTGAAGTCCCAGAACTGATTGAATCTATACTTCTGCTCTTCTTTAGAATAAAGGATATTAATAATTCCTGTTAAAGTATCTATCTGAGGATAGTTTACGATTACTGGTGCATTGTTTTTTGGACTAAGATTTAATCTTAGGTTACCGGAAACCTGCTCATTATTATACACGATTGCTTTATCGAAGTTATAATCTAATACTTCATAACGATCTATACCGTCTTGGTCATATACGTAGCATTCTAATAGATACTCTATACTTCTTGTAGTTGTTACGGCTTGGCCAGTAGCTGAGATATAATCTATCTCAAATGGATAATCTGCGCCGTAGTAGTTACAGAACTTAGAAGTGTTATTATAGTGCTTCCATATCTTACCAATTCCGTTATCAGTCTTAGTAGTAAGGAATCCTTTGATATTAGAGATACCTAATTCAGGATGCCAGTCGTGGAAAGATAACCAAGCTTTAATTTTAGGATCAAAGCTGATTGTCCAAGATAGGTTATCAAAGTATATGGGATCACCTAATTCTATTCTAGCATTATCAAAATAGAATAGCTGATCTTTTGGAGAATAAATTACGCTATTTAACAAATGATCTTTAACCTTGTAATCAGTTTTAGAAAAATAAAGAATCTGATTTTCGTTATCAAAAGTTGCCTGACAACCAATACCTACTACAGGGTTTCCTACAAGGTGATAAGTAGGGAATTGTTCTAGTAAGAAATAAGTTAGGTATTTAGAAAACCACCACTTCATTCCTAAATCGGAGATCGGTTGCATTCCCTCGGATACTGTAAAGATCTTACCTTGTGAAGAGCTCATCCAGAATACCCCAGCTGGAGTATTGATTATGGATAGTCTATCTTGGCAAGAACCGTGTTGGAATTCTACATCAGCATTACTTAATGTTTGCAACGGCTGACTAAATAATCCCCCATCTCCAATAGTAATCTTTGTGCCTGATGTAGTCTGAAGAGTATCAACAGCATTAAACATTAACGGGCTATTCTTTTCTAAAAGGATAATTGCACCATTTCGGTTAATAGATTTAAATGCCGTTACTCTACTATCGAAGTCATAATAATTGTTTATCAGGAATATTCTCCAGTAATCTTTTTTATCCTCAGCACTTGATTGTAGAGAATATATGACTCTAAATGGAAAATATTTATAGCAGCTTTCAGCAGTAAAGGGATCATACGACATGCCTTGCGCTGTTCCAAAAGATATGTAATTATTCATTGTACGAGATACCCCTAGAGAAATATCGTACTTATAATAGTTTCCGTTCTTAATAATATTCGTATCAAACAATGCTTCGGTATCCGTGTAACCATAAGGATCGTAGATCTGTTCTTCCGGTCTATCTCCGTAATCTCTATAGTCAGCATTATATTCAGATTCAACAAAGAAGTCTCTAATACCAGATTGGAATAAATACATGTACGCACTCCTTACGCCTAATCTAAATCTACCATGTCCTTGAGAGTATCCTGTAGTATAAAAACCAGTTCCTATATTACCACCATCTAAATTATAGAAAGCATATGCTCCGATTTTAGTCTGTGTTTGGGACGCATTAACGTTTCCTGGATTAGTAATAGTAATTTGAGAAAATGCAGCACCAACTTGTTGGATAAAATCATCGGCTGAGAAACTTTGGAAGTTAGCCCAAAAGCGAGGATAGGTTACCATATACTTTAGAGTATAGTTTATCTCAACCCCGTCTGGTACATTATATAACCAGTCATAAAAATAAAAGAATGTGTTCTTCTCAGTATATCTGCTAATGTAAGTATCTCCACCAAATATGTCAGGGGTACTTTGAACAACAACTTGTCCAGCAAGAGATTGCGGAAGAGGCGTTTCACCAAAAAGACCGGATCTAATTAAATGAGAACATCCTGTAGTAATCTGATTGGTCGATGCTATCTGACCATACTGGTTTCTAAATCTAACTTTTAAAGCTCCGTGATACGCAGCGCCTGTAGCATAAAACTTACCAGCACTAGGATTATCATTAGTAATACCTTTATTAACTACACCTGTCTGTGCAAGCTGTACAGATCCAATTGTTTGAACAGATCTATCTACAACTGCTGCGACATTAAGCATTGTTCGACTAGTGTGAATAGCAACACATCGTGATCTATAGAGATTATTAACACGTTTATCTCCAAGTATTTGAAACTGATTATCTAGATAAGTACTTTGTACTATTCGACGACGCGTATTCCCTAGAAGGATTCCGCCCTTTTGAAATTTAAATAGTTTTATCTCAGAACGAGATCGCATAACGTATTCTCTAAAAGGTACAATAGCTCTAATTAATTCTATAGCTTGTTCTGTTCCTTGTGCCCAGTAGTAACCAAATGCTAAGAATCCACCAGCTGCTTTAAATCCATTAGGAGTATATCTATAATCAGATAATTCAGTACTGTTATCATACCTAGATCCTGTTCCTCCTACAACACCACTTAAAGTTACGTTTATACCTCCCCACGCCAAAGCTAATGTTGCTAATGCAGCATCCTGACCACTTACCGCAATACCAGCGTTATTAAATACGCTAGATAGAGCTTGGCTATAAGTAGCAGCTGCAGTAGCTGCTAAAGCACCATTTATACTAGAAGAAACAACGGTAGTCGCACCCGTACCATTTATCCCTGAGTTTTGTGCACCAGGGCTAACTGAAGTGCGAATATCTCTACCTCTCATTGCTCTAAAAGCAATACCTAATCCTACAACAGCTCCTATTAATAAAGCCATGTTGGTAAGTAGCTTTTCTTTAGGATGTCCTGGTACTGGCTCAAAGCGACCCTCCATATTATAGTTAGAACCTTTTTCACCATAGAATTTTAATTCTACTGCAGATAGATAAGGGTATTCAAAATTAGTATCAGGTGAATGAAATGTATAGTAATCTCTTTTTAAATAAGTGGGAGGGCCCAGCGACGTAATATTACTACTAGTCTCATCACCTGATACAAGAGTAAAATCAACACTTTGATAGTTACTTACATAGTTAGGATATAGTATTTCAGTATCGTCTGCCTGATAATTATTAGATGGTCCGCGCTCTTTATATGAACGCATGTTATTTACAATACCTTTTGCAATAACTGATTTATTTCCTTGACGAGAAGATCTTAATATCTCGTATCCTACAATACCTGGTATAATTTTACCATCGTTATCTACAGGTGCTTTTATGTTAGAAAACTGCGCACCTAGTATTCTAATAGCTACAGGAGTAGTTGGTGTAACACCAAGTATAGGACTATCAACTCCATCTATTGATCTAATATGCGAAAAGTTATCGTTATTATAAAAATCACCTATGCCACTTCCATCTGAATGGAAAACGTCTGATGGCATCTTGTGATGGCGAATGTTTCTACCACATAAATCATAGGTATAATTATTTGCATTAATTGTAAATAATGATGGATTAGATGTAGGATTCCAAACCTCCGGTTTATTGTCAGGATACTTTTCTGTAGATTCCCAGTATCCCATTTTACCTCTTGCTATTATAGTACCCTGTGTAAGAGAAACAGGATAGTTTGATACAGGTAAGGACAAGGCATTTGATGTAGGGTATGCTGTATTATATACCTCCCAAATTTTTGTTTGATAGGTATTATCCTCTTGCCATTCTATATTATCATCTGATGCTGTACCTGCAATAGCCTCTTCCCAGGCAAATGGCGGTCTACCCGGTATATGGTATGAGCTAGATTTTTTGCCATCGTTATATACCCATCTAATCCAAAAGGCGTATACCTCATCTCGCATGTAACCTATTATATTACCGCCTTTTTTATAGTAGTCAAACGGTTGCTCTGTCATTATCCATTCCGTACCAATTTGATTTGCAAAAGGCTGGTAATTAAAGTCTAACCTATCTGTAGGAGCAACTCTAATTAAATAACCGTTGACATCATACATAGCTTCTGACTTTTCATAGCCAGGTGTACGCAATGGGACAGTACCAAGAGGCACTACGTTTAATGTAGGCGCTATAAAGTCAACACTTAAACTTGTAGTTCTAGTGCTATAATATCCAATTTCTGTAGCAACTGTTTGTTGATTTGTTGTAGATACAATAACCAATTGAAACTGCTCAAAATTATCTGTATCTAAATTTGAAAACGTAATGTCTAAAGAGCTTCTTGCGTTACCATGAACAAACAAGGATTGTATTTCTGATGGATTAAAATAATCTGTCATTCTTTGCTCATTCAATGAATAAGCTATTACAGCATAATATGACCCGTTTAATAATTGTCCTCCGCCTAAACCCCTACTTATAGATACGCAGGGTATTGACATAAGTTGACTTAATCTTATTTTATCGCAATCTAACTGAAGAGGTAAAAGAGGTTCGCATACTACACAATATGCCCCTCCTCCTGGAGTTGTACCATTTGGATCATTTGGAGATGTATTAGTTAACTGACATACATAGGGTACTCCGGGCCAAGGTTCATTATTAAATATATTTGGGGAGGGACCTTCTAAAGATCCTATGTTCATAACCCGACTAGGATTTAATCCATCGTCCCAATAAAGGTCATAGCTACAGTCAAACTTAGCTTTGGAATCTCCAATTATTAAATTTTGTCTATTGAATGATAAACATCTATCATTTACAATAGCCGTGTATGTGCAAGAGGGCTGGTGAAATAATCCTATTTCACAATCAGTATCATCGGTAGAGTATATTATAAAATAATCTTGGACAACAGGGATGCTACCAATAATCGTATAAGGCGCCTGCGTACAAAATTCATTTGCCGGCTCATTACCTAGTAGACCAATGTCTCCAGACTTACTGTTATTTGCAGCATTCCTTGCATGATTCCACGTTCCTTCTGGAGCAAAACTAACATCGTAGTCTTTAACCATTCCTTTGTTAAAGGAGTTAGTCGTAGAATCAGATGATTGCTGAGAAGGGTTATTACTAGCTTGTTGTTTTTTAGCCATGATTAAACACCGTTATTTACTCTTAGGTTACTCATTGGACTAGGATATGACTTAAACATATCATAGTACTTACCATACATTGCTTTACGATTCATAGTCCATACCTTTTCCATCTCAGAGAAATTAGGAGTATTAACTACAGAGAGGGCATTATTTCTTGCTCCGCGATATTCCTGAGCAACCAATTGAATTTGATTAGCTACATTTACCCCGTCCATCATTAAGTTTTCAAGTATACGTTTCTTCAATCCGTATTCATAATACTCGTTAAGATAAGGATGATCAGGAACCATTAAATGTCCATCAGCATCCTCTAAAGTTCCCTGGTAGTTTATATAAATTTTAGCTTCATCTGTACACTGATTATTACCATCAGTACTTCTACGGTCATGATGATCACGCGTATTAAGATAAAGCCAACCGTCTTTAATATAAGCTTCATCTCTTGCCATAGACTGAAGATTTGGACAATCGCAATCTATAAATTGTGAGTTTCTAAATCTAATCGGAGCAAATGTTTTATATGTTCTAGTCTGATTATTAATTACTTGAATCAACTGATACTCCGTACCACATTGTGTTAAGCATACTGGTTGGGACGGTAAGGATACGTCTGAACAATAGTTAGCCTCTACCCAGGGTCTCCATTCTGGAGTAACATCTTGAATATTAGTACCTTGCGGCATACTTACGTTCTCTGTGTATTCTCCGCATATCAATGCGAAGTTCATTACAAAGAAATCATCCGGTAAACGAACGCGACCTTTTTCTACGTATAATAATCTTTCTTTAGTCATGTATATACGTAGACCAAGATCATAATTGATACGTGTAGCTACTTTAAGTAACTGCGAAGGATCTACGCTTCCATCGGTAACTAAACTTTTTAAATCAAGCTTGACATCTTCAAGTAGTGATTCAAAAGTTCTATATTTAAGAGTATAATTATAGTTCATGATCTAAGCGGGGATTGTTTATCTGAAATAAATTGATCTTGAGGTATCTGAAGAGACTTAAAGAAGTCAGCAACAACCTGTTGTTCTATCTCTGCAAAAAGCTCAGGAGGTACTCCTAGTAATTCGTCTTGACGTTGCATACAAGGATCCTCACAAGAGAATCCCATAACGCCTGCATCAAATATTCCCTCTACTGATAATCCTTCCCATTCAACATTTGGAATATAGATATAGTTATCCATAAGCCAGAAGTAAGTGTTTTTGTTATACCTAAAAGCAGATGTCTTACTCATACTATTGTATAAGGATGGAGTTGTCCGATAAGCCTCTGTAAATCCATCCATAGATGTTACTGTACGTAATAGCGGGCCTTGGGGTCCTTCCATTACATTAGGTATTCTAGTTTGTGTACGTTTAATTGTACAGCCGGATTTAGGTTCACAGCATGCTTCTACTTTGTCTACATCAATTAGCGGTATACACGGTAAGCGTTTAAACATACTGGAGAATTTTGTTCCCGTTCCCTGGTTACTTTGACGCTTAATGTATACGCTAGCGTACTTCATTATAAGGCTATAGATAACACGGTCTGTAACAAAGTCATCCATGTCTACAGCCTTAATAATGTTTCTAACTCGAGATACTGCTTCTCCTACTGTTTTCATAATTAATCTATTAGATCAAATTCGTTATATTCTTTTAACTTTTCTTTTGTCTGCCTAACTATTCGATTCTTCATACTTGCCTTATCAAATAGCTTTGATACAGTAAACATCTTATCTATTACTATAAACTTCTTCCAGTTATCTCTGAACTCTTTAGTAACAGCCCGTTTAAAATATCGGTTAGCAGTAAATCCCCACAGAACTCTATCTCTTAGTTTATATCGAGACTGGTAGTTACTATAGAATATCTTACTAATGTAACCATCTGTATCCCAGTTCTTATGGGTAACTTTAACGCCATACTTAATTGACTTACCATAATCCACGTTTTCTTTAGTAGGTTGCTGACAAGCACCTATAAATAGATAACCTAGATTTTCTGGTAACTCTATACCATCTCTGTTTTCAATTGTTTCTCTCCAAAGCTTTTCGTTAAAAGCCTTTACTATTTTTTTAGTTAACGCGTGGTCAACATCTTTATGTTCTGGATACTTAGCTTTAAAGTCTTTAAGATACTGTTTAGTAATTAACTTAACTTTTGGTGCTCTATATCTTGGGGCATTTAGGTCTGGTTTTTTGAAGTTCTGCATACGCCTTAGTACAATTTACGAAATTTATTCTAGCTTTAAAAGTAATACATCATTGAATACTAAACAAATATAGTGAAAAACCCCCAAGCCATTGCCTGAGGGTCTCTCTTGTTTAGTCACGCTAAACCAACAAACGTGGACTATAATGCCGGTAGTGTCTTTATAATTATAATAGCGCTGGTAGAACTTGCTCCAGCATCTATACAATTTGTTCTTACTTGAAAATAATAATTAGTATTAGGAGTTAACAAACTAAGGGTATAACTATTAGTAGTTAGGTTAGCCGTAGATGTCCATATCCCAGGAATAGTTCCGTAATCTACATTATAATAATCAGCTCCAGTAAGTTCCCAGGTAAGTATGATAGCTGTAGTACCTACATAACTAGGATGCACGTTGATAGGTGGCAAACAGTCAAGGTCTACACTTTGTACAGACATAGCCTGATAAGCATTTTCTAATGATGCTCCTGCTGGTAATGCGGGATAATTATCACCGCCTGCAAACCAATTACCAAACTGATATATAGAATATAGAGAACTATGTTTTACACAGGTGTCTATAATAGTCTCAAAGCACGGAGTTGGATCCGGGCAAGTTATATCAGGGGGACATGTAAAGACAGCAGCAGTTGTAAGGGGTAAATCCTTACAACTGCATTTGTTAGTTGATGATACGGTATTAGAACCGCAAGTTGTGCAAGCCATATTTTTAATTTATTAAGCTGTCTCTACTGATTGATAAGCGCAGTCTTTTATAAGACCGCCTATAATAACTCTTACTCTAACTTGATAAGTAGTACTTGCTATAAGTCCAGATAACGTTCCTGTTATAGCACCTACTGCTGGGTTTACAATAGTAGCTGTTGTTACTACAGCCGTTAGACCATTGTTCCAACATTCTACAATATATGTTACACCGCCTGCGATAGCATTAGCAAAGCTAAAGTCTATATAGTCAAAAGGTGCGCCTACAGCATAGCTCATAGCTGGACAAGTATCATTGTTTTCTACTCCTACTGTTAAGCACTTATTACATGTAAGGTCTCCGTCAGAAGCACATACATCTAGTTTAACTGTGTAGTCTGTGAATAAACTTAGTAGGGTAGTTGAAAGATCAATATTTTGAGTAGCTCCTCCAAGATTAGGGATTACTGAAATTTGCTCAGTATATGTTAGACCGAATGCATCAGTAATTGTAATAAACATACCGCTTGCAAAACAGTCTACAAAAGATCCGGCAGATCCAGTAAATGCTACTTCTATATTAGGGCTAGTAAATTGAGCATCCATTACTATTTGAACATCATCACAACTTGTATTACAACAGTTTGTAACTACGCTTTGTAGAGCAGAACGCATGTCGCATAATGTAACCCATAGGTTATTTACAGCTGCTGACATAGTATTAACATCTCCTGCGTTTATCCAACCTGGTAAGCCGGTCATTGCTATTGTAGGATTGCTTAAGGTTGGCGATGCATCAAGATTAACACATTGCTGTCCAATAGCTGATGTAATTGCTACAGGATTCCCGGTAGCCGTTTGTAAAGCACAGAAATCTGCTTCAAGAGCTTCTACAAACTCTACTATAGGAATATTACTACTACCTGTTAGTACGCATGTCCCAGAAGCAATAATAAGTTGATCCTTAACAGATTTAACTAGACCCCCTGCTGGAAATACAACCTGCGCGATAGAGTCAATCTCTTTAGTATGCTGAGTAAGAGTTTTATTTATGGTTACTGTACCTTCTATAATTCCACAAATAGTATTTCCAATTAACGTAGCAAAGTCAGTAACTGAAAGTTGAACAACCATATCCCCTAAAGGATTAGGAAATTGCAAACATTCAGGAACTGGTACTAAGCAAGCTAATGTAGTAGCGCAATCAGCAGGAGTCATAGATGCGGGAGTACTTTGCATAGCGCAAAGCTGATCCAAAATAAATTGGATAATATCTTTAACACTCTCCGGTCTAGGGGAAATAGGAGGAAAACAATCTACGTCAAATCCTGATACTTTTAAATCATCAAGAAGAGTACATAACTGTACAGCCATCTTATAAGTTACATCGGAAATGCTATCTCCTTTGCATAAGTTAATGCAGGAGATGTCTGGTCCTTGCCAGGTAACACAGTTACTTGATAACGGTGTACAGCCTCTCTGTGTATTTGTAGGTTCTAGTGGAAGTGCCATATATATAATTTACTGTTTTTTTATCTATTATCAAAATTTATCCTCCGCATAATAAGCATGGCAAAACACCATCTTCTAAAACTATACTTGTAATATTTGCTGAGGTCATAGTATATGTTTGAAAAGTAGGATCGGAACCAGCAACTATTGTAAATCCAATTGCCCATAAACAATTACCATTATAATTAAATACGTATCCAGAAAAAGGATCCAGGCTATCTAAAATATTATAATCAAGTACCAGATTAAATTGAGGACAAAGATTAGCACCTCCGCTAGGGGCACTTCCATCTAAACATGTTGTACAACCAAATGTACCTGGAGCATCACCGTAGGCTCCTACTGTAAATGTGTATGTTACGGGAGGAACTGGGGGTATAAAAGGATTGCCTGAAGGTTCTGGGCATACCACTGGAGTAACTGGTGTTGTTATTATACATGCTGTTGGATCCGTCATTACTGAATAATCAGATTGCTCTTTCTTAATCCAAAGTTTATCTAAGTCTATTGTATCACAACAGTTACCATATCCGTTTTTAAGACCAAGGAATAACTTGTAATATCCGTTAGCAAATTTGATATTAGCATTAATATCACATGCTCCTTGTGTAAACTGATAGAATAATCTAGGGGATAGTGGGGTTGTTTCAGAATAAGGTAACGGTAATGTCTCAGGGGAGCTTCCGGGTACTGGGAAAGGATCTGGTGATGGAGGATAAGATTCTCCTAAACAACAGGTGCAACCATCGATACCAAAGGCATTTAAAAATGTTACCGTTTCAGTAGCGGCAAGAGCAACTATAGTTACTTCCCAGCATCCGGGATATTCTTCAATAGTTATAACGGATCCATCATAGATAGGATCAATACCGTCAACAATTAACGTGCTTGCATCTTGACAATTTGTTAATTGTATACCTTCTACAGGACAGCCTGCTGTTCCAAAAGTAACAGTAATAATACTTAGGGCAATGCTATTAAGGCAATTTGTTCCATAATCTGGACAACTACTGAGACAGCAAATTGAATCAGCTATCCATGTTCCTGGTAATGACGGACTTGTTGTTGAAAAATTATTACCTAGTTCGCTAACCCATGTGTTATAAGTAGTGGCAAATTCTGGACCAGTATTAATCCATACTATAGTACCTGTTTCACAATTAATTGCTTTTAAGCAGCAGCTTTGAATCATAATTAGCAGAGATAAGATAAACAGGTTGGACAATCGTTATAAGCTACGTCTACAGTTACTACTACTTGTGGTAAGAATGTAAATGTTTCTTCTATAGTAAAGCATATGTCAGGATATTCTACAAATGTTAGTATAGGCAAACCTTGATTTATACCGCCAGTTAGATATGATGACAAATCTGTAGTAGTTTGCAATAGCGGTGTAGTCTCTCCGCACTTAATTAAATTATAATAAGGGTCAACTTCCTCAACTTCGTTACAGTCTATGCAGTCTGCGTATGCCGTAATTTGGTCAACAGTGACATTTAAGGTAGTAGAACTTGTGCATGCATTATTTAAGGATACATATAGGCATGCTGCAACGCCTTCAATAAAAATATACTGGTCTATAAACTGAGCCATAAAATCGTTATCCTGGCCGGTAGTATTTACAGAGGCATATATAGTATTATCAGCACAGTTAATTAAGTCGTAGCAACAAGTATTAAATGGTGTTGATGATACGCAGTTACAGTAGTATACTAACGTTGTTGGGTCCTGTATTATTTGACAAGGATTATTACATGTTAGAGCCGATTGTGAAATATTACAAACTAATGATGCTGATATAGATAGTCCTATTCCGGCATAAGAACTAGGGATAAGATCTGTTTGATAATAATCAGGTAAACCGGAAACGGCATTACTAGGAAATTTATCTGATGATGTATAACTACCTTGCCAACTTGGGCATTCTCCGGGACTTAAAAGAAACGGTACATCTAGTGCTCCATTATCTTTGTTAGAGTCAATATTAGTTCCAAAAATAGAAGAAGTATCTAAATAGCAAGGAGTTACTGCATCAGTAGGGTCTATTCCAACAAATGCGGTTTTGGTAATATTTTGTTCTATGGTTAGGCCGGTAACTAATAATGTTATATCTGTAGCTCCGGCGGGGGCTCCAGTAGATGTAATAGCTGTACCCGCCTTAATTTCCTGAGCTAAGTCCATTGTGGCAATATAGTCAGCAAGACGTCTATCCTGGTATGTGGCCTGAATAACACTATTGATATCATCTAGGCCAAATGTTCCACATACGGCAAGTCCCGGAGTTGCCCCAAACGTTGTTATAATAGAAGGTAAGGTTACGCCGTAATTGCTTAATAAGGTATTAGGATCAATGTAATTTGGCCATCCGTCTGTTACAAATAATATTTTTTTATTTGCGGTAGGTCGGCTATTAACCCCCCACACCACATCGTAGCCCCTACCTAAACCGGCAAAGCTATTTGTAAAAAGAAAACCTAGTGTATTAACTATTCCGTATGAATCTACAGGACTAGAGAAAATAGGGGTACCCATGCTATTAATTGCAGCTTTAAGCAATCCTGGATTAGATACAGTACCCGCTGGAGAGTTATTGGCTCCTCCTGCTTCCCATGCTGTAGGACCAAAATTTAAACTAACTCCTCCAACTGGCGTAAATTGATCAACTGCAAATAATACTATACCTACTCGTATCTCTCCAGAAGTAATTCTTCCTAAGCTGTTCGCAAGAGTATTTAAATTACCGTTTGCATCATAACCCATCTCTAGTCCATCGACAATACCTCGAATCATGTTCTTATACTCCGGCATTTCTGTGTCGCTAATCGACCCTGATATATCTATAACTATTGCTACATCAGTATCACAACCTGCCGGATCTGTTCCCTCACAATTGCCGGTTACCGGATTATATACTAGTCCCTCTGGACACATAGGTGTATTAGTAATACATTGTTGAGATGTTTCATCCCAAGAGAAGCCTGGTTCGCATCCACAACCTTCTATTATTTTAGTAGTCCATAAAGAATATCCGGGAGAATTAAATGGCCAATATACTGTAGAAGATGTTGTTACAATAGATGTGTTTGCGCTAGTAGCTTTATAAACAAGACCTAGTGCTGCAGCTCCTTTGTCATATGTAAAGAATCCTTCTGTTTCAGAATAGAAACTTGCACCAAACATGTTCCTGGCATCATCACCAATAAGTTGTCCGGGAAATACTTCTGACCAAGATAGCCCTAAATCCGAACTGTATAGTATTGGACCATTCCCTCCTAATGCCCATAAGTGAGAATTAACATCTAATTCACTAAGGTTTATATTATACATTGTTAAAGTAGTATACTTTAGAGGGGGCGTATAATAATCAGGATCAGTCCATGTATATACAACAGAAAAACTTACTCCTCCGTTTGTACTTCTATATATTCTTTTGTCAGTTGTAGCAACTATAAGTTGTTGATCTTGGCTCATAAGTAAGCCTGATACAACCTCGCCAGCGGCAAGAACTACACCTCCGTTTAAATATGTCCAGTTAGCTCCCCCATCTGTTGTTTTAGCAATTGCTCCACCGTGACCTAAAATACCAAAGTTTAGAGATGCAAAATATATACTTAGAGCTATATTACCAAATGCTGGATTTAGGCCTGTTGTTGTAGAGGTGTAAGTAAGACCGCCATCTGTAGATTTTATAACACCTGGTAAAAGTCCCGCAGTGCTACCTGCTATATATATGCCTGCCGGATATAAAGGATCACCAGGAATTATTCCTTCTGGAATAGATATTTGGTAAGCGTTAGTCATACTACCGATAGGAGGGGTTACTTGCGTAATCGTTGCTCCAGCATCTGTAGTATATCCAATATAGTTTACGCCGCACATAATAGCGTAATCCGGATACTGGTAAAATTTATCTGTCTTAACATCATAAAGATCTACTAATGTAAAACCAGTATAATCTGTCCAGGCTTCAGTAGAATGGTTATAAACTCTGAAAAGACCCGTATTTCCTGTTAAGTATGTTTTACCGAAAGCCATTTGTTAAGTTGTTTGTGGCAAAGCTGGTCTTGGAGCCGGCTTAGCCTGTAATTGTTTAATACAGTTTGTACATCCTTGTTTTCCTTCAGGTGTTACTCTTTTCTGACATCCACAGGACATCATATTTCCGCAGTTTGAACATTTTGCCATTGAAGTAATATATTGGTTTTTAACTAATTAGCAATTTCCACAGCCGCAGCTACAAGCTAATTTATTTAGTCTTGTAAGCACATAATTATAAATAGCCATACCCTGTGACGGAGAATGGCAATATTCTACTTTAGCTTTAGCTGCCTTAAGCATAGTAGTAAGAAGTTGTACTTCTTGTAGTTTCGCTTTAATAGGAGCCTGTGGCTCGCAGTTTGGCACATCTAGGCAACATAGGAGCTCGTTGATTTTATTCATCGCCTCCGTAGTTCTTAGATGATTATATTCTACATAGACAAATTGGTGTGGAGCTACGCTATATCTAATAACATAAACCCCATCTACAACATTATTTCTGTAACTATCACAGTTAGTAGTTTGTGTATCTAATCCGCAAGCTGTAATATTAACATCAAAGCTGCTTGTCGTACTAACTGTACCCAGGTCTTCAAATACTGAAGCCGTAGTAAATCCAGGACAAGTTATCTCTAATCGAGGACATTCAATAGGTACGTTAATATTATACGTACTTGTATCTACTATACGAATTACGCATGTAGTTAACGTATCTGGAATATCTAAAGATAATAAGTGTTGTGCCATAGTACTAAGTTACAAAGATATAGTGTAAAAATAAAAAAGGGAGAGAGTTTTTTTGCTCCCTCCCTTTTTACAAGTTTTAGTTAAGATTAACGAGGGTCAAACTCAGCAGGTACTGGAGTACAAACTTCTGGACAAGCGTATGTTGTCAAAGTAGTACAGCCGCTACCTGCGTTGCTCAACCAAGCTTCAACAAAGCCTTCAAATGCTACGTTGTAGTTAGTAGTTGCAGACAATACACTTGTTGCATCTAATGCTACAGTTATAGGTGCTGTTGCACTACCTAAAGTAATTGTGAATACTGTAGTACTTACTACTTCATAGATGTAAGCATTAGCAACGATAGTACCCGTTCCACCTGTTAAAGTAACAACCATACCTGGTAACAAACCTGCTGTAGAAGCTACAGTGATTGTACCATAAGCTGGAATAGCACCTGCAGCAGCAGTACTTGTAGAAGCAGCTGTTGAATCAATACCTGCAACAACATTATCTTCAGTTACAACAATTTGCAACAAGTACTGATCATTATCAAATGTTCCAGAAGGATTATTGAAACGTGGTACGTTATGTTGAATATAGTAGCTAGTATAGAAAGCATTACGATTAATTGCATCATACACGTCTGTACCGTTAGTGATCTCACGAATACGCAAGTCTTGTCCGGTATAGAAAGGCTGTTGCATGTATGCTTCAGTTAAGATAAGCTGACGTATAACATTTTCACCTGTTCCTTTTAACTGAATTGGTTGACAAATATCATTCTCACAAAGACCTGTGAAAGCACAAGGGTCTCCGTTAAGATCTACCTCAGAAGCAAAAAGCTTAACTGGCTCTAAGAAAGCAATGATAGAATCATTAGGATAGAAAGTACAATCTTGGAAACGAGTATCAGCATAAGCTCCAGTGATAATCAAACCAGCAAGAGTAGTCTCATCTGTTCCTGGAGGGAATGCAGCACCTTCCAAAGTGTAAGGTAACAATGCTTCAGCAGTTGTGCTATCGTCAGTATTAACTGGCTCAAATGCCTGCCAAGTTGTTCCAGCATCAGTAGAGTAAGTAATTGCTACGTGGATGAACGGATTAATCAAAATACTGTTTAAGAAGTCATAAGCCCATTTAGTGTAAACAATCAAAGGATTTACAGCTACTGGAGCAATTGCATCAGCTGGACAACATCCTGTGTAAGCACCAGAAGTGTAATAGCTGTTACGAGTTAAGTAACGTAATGCAGGTGATCCTTTAATGTCTAAACGCAAAGAATAAGTCTCTCCGCATAAGAATTCCTTAGCGCAAGATCCTTCATAATTTTCTACGTTAGCACCTACAGTAATCTGTGCTTGTTGAGCAGGACAAGATTCTACTTTGTAGAAAGATGATACATACTTAGGGTTGATAGTCTTAGACTTTACAGACTCAGAATATCCACCGTGGAATGGACCAATTTTGTCATTAGGGTGAATAGAACCTGATACAAGTACCAATGGGCACTTTAAAGCAGTTGATGGATCAAGATCCGTAGGGATAGTCCAAGTTTTAGGATCAACAAAAGTAAACTCACCTAGAGTTAAGTCACTTGTTGATAATCCTGGATCAGTTACAAAACCATTGTATCCTACAAAGGTTTTCTGAAAGGCATGATTAAAATACGACATGTTTTTTTGTTTTTAAGGGTTATAAATATATAGTTAATATAAGGAAAGTTTCTCAACTCTCCAAATTTTTACAAATAATCTTTCATCTCGTGATCAAGTAAGCGCATTGCTACCTTGTCTGTACCAAAAGAGTTTAACTGGTCTACCCAGTTTTGCATCTTGTTATGCTCTTCAACTTGTTCTTTTAAGTAAGCTAAAGCAAACTCATATAACATGTAGTCTGCTTTTTTCATAGCGTCTCCAGCCAACTCTTTGATTTGCTTAGTTATAGTAATCTCATGATCATAAGACATCTGTATAATCTCAGGAAGACCATTAAAGGTTTGGTTAGGAGAATCTAGTTTTGGAGTAAGCGGTTGTACCCCCATAGATAATAAGTAGGTTCTTGCTAAGTCTGAATGGGACATTTCCTCATTAGAGTATTTACGCCATAGTTTAGCGGCATTAACATAACCGTTATTATCTAACCACATTGACATAGCCAAGTATATTCTGCCCGAGTATTCCTCTTGTTGTACACGGTAGTTTAGATACTCTACGCAGTCATCTGATAAAAGTATATTCTTACCTTTAGTAGATGGTGCTTTCTTTATAGTAGATGCGGTAGGACTAGTAATACCTACTACTTCTCGTTTCAATAAATTTCTCGGTTGTTCCGCCATTATTCCTAGTTATTATGTGTTTTCTTCTCCAGATGTTTTAGCAATAGAATATTGATTCATAGATTCAATATCTCCTGCAAGTACTTGTACTGTTTCATCTACAAGTATTTCAATGATGTTATCCGCAAATTCGCAAATAATATCATCAGTCGATACTTGTAGGGTATATGGGTCTGTGCAGCCATTGATTTGAATCAGAACTGGATTTCTATAATACATCAGATAGCAGTTGACAACTTCAAAATCATTGTCATTATATATACGTACTTTATCTCCTACAAGAGTACAGAAGGTTTCTCCCCATTCAAAGCTAGGTTTACGTAAGTAATCCTGTAAGTAAACGGGAACGTTCTGTTCTTCAGCAAGATAAGTAACAGTCATGCTTTGCGGATCTTCGCAACATCCTTTTCTAGCATTAGCGTCAATACGTTTAAACTGTAAATAATCTTCCGGAAGAAGCTCAGTTTCTTGGTATAGATGTTTGGGATAAAGCTCTACTAAAACTTCTTTTAATAAATTCTGAAGATCATCTACTTTACGAGTAGATTGTTCATCTCCTTGTTTTTCAGCGTTTAATCCAATTAGTTGGCGACGGACCCATTGTATCTGGGCTTTATTAAAGGCCTCTACAATTTGCCAGCATTCGAAGTTATCGTAATCATTGCTGGCAAGCTTATTAAGTCGTTGCTTAATCTTAAGCTGTAGAGTAGTATTGTTCATTATTTACCAATTGTTATGTTTTTTATAACATCTACTAGGGCCACTACCACTACGTTTTTTATGAGCTTTGTAGTTATAACCTTTTCCTTTTTTAGGCCAATCCCCAGATTCAGAAGATTCGGAAGATTCAGAAATAGTACCCATACCAGATACCGGCTCCTCCTTTGTATACATATTACTTGTATCTACAAAGTTCCCACCTAAATCCATGTAACCTATTTTTTTAGAATTTTTGTTAATCATGGTATTTATTATCCTTTAACTTTTTTCAAGTTTGGGTTTGCCTTTTTAGCAGCAGAAGACGCCTTACGAGCAGCAGAAGCTAATATAGCTCCAGCAGCTGCTTTAGATACGCCCTGCTTTTTTGCAATACTTGACTGTACTGCTTTAAATCCTGGATGGCTTCCTCCTTTCTTGTAGGATCCGCCACATTTTGCACAACCTTTCATCATAGTACTATAGTTTTAACATTTCCATTTTCTAAGCGCTAACGTTTTTCTTGTAGGCTCGCCGTTAGGTTTCTTTGCAGGTCCCTTTACTCCAGACATTCTAGCACAAAAGGATTTCTTTCTAGAGCCACCTTCTGGTTGTGGAGCTTTTAAATTTCCACCAGTTTCTCTATTGTAAGAAGCACGCCCTTTAGCATTAAGTCCTCCACTTGGAGACTTACCTTCTTTTCTTTGCCATGCTGGACTCTTAGCCATGTTATTTCTTTTTAGCAGTCTTAGCCGACTGGGTAAAATCTTTTTTACTAGGGGCACCTTTTGCTCCCACCTTGCGCATCTTCTCACCTGAGCCTGCAGCTATGCGAGCTCTCTTAGCGTGAATATTAGCGTATAATCCTTGCTTAGCCATGTTATTTTCCTTTAGCTACGTTACCTAACATTTTAATCTGCTCTTGAGCAAATTTCTTTACATCAGTCATCATCTTAGGATTGCTACGAATTTCTTCTGCACGACGTAAAGTATTCATAGCTGATTCAATTTCCCATTTACGCATCTCCGCTTTATTTGGAGAAGAAATGCTTATTGAAGCAGTTGACTTTTTAGGGGTAGCTACTTTTTTTGCTGCCATATTATTTCTTTTTAGGGAGTTCAACTAAGCCACATTTAGAAGTCCCTCCCCCTGCAAATTTAGGAGGAGAGGCCTTCTTATAATGGATTAAATTTTTAGCTTCCTTACTAGTAAGGATAGCCATTAACGTCCTGGTTTAGGTTGTGGTTTATTAACCCCACCTGATGATGTACCTTTAGACTTCTTTGTAGCAGCTGGACTAGCATTTACTTTACCAGAAGACTTACCAGCAGAATTTTTAATAGCATTAAATACTGCCATGTTGTTAGGATTGGATTTTCCACCAATACCTTTTGCACCTGAATTTTTCATTTCTTTAAGTATTTATATATAAGATAGTTATTGATTCCAATATTTCTCTACTTTTTTTAGCAAATCTACTAAAACGTCTTCGTGAAGAGGATTATTTAGATACTCTACAGCATCTGCTTGATTACGTCCAATAAGAATGTTCTTATCAGCAGTATATACAAATCCATCAGCTTTCGTTACAATAAATTTATAAAAGGTAGCGTCCTTAACAAGTGCTTTTAACTTAAGTACTTCCATACCTAGGTTAGCAGAGTCTAAGAACATTTGTGCAGCACGGTTAGCATTCTTTTCAGAACCTTGACCACTAATGAAATTATCCATGTTATCGTAAACAACATCATTAGGTGTACTCTTTCTATACTGCGCGCTAGCTGTATCTACAATTTTAGCAATGTAAAGAAGTTTGTTTGTATTCTTATCAAACAGTTTCTGTAATTCAGAAAGAGCTTTATTACGTAACTTCTTACTTTCTGTTTTAGTAGAAACAGTTTCAACGTGTCTGTCTAAGAAGAACTTAGGAACAGGCATCTTTGATCTAGCATCATCGTAGCTTTTAGCTATGATACTAAAACCTCCAGCATTAATAGCGTAAAGTTTTACCAAGTCATAAGGATCTTTTGGATCCAAGTAAATTGGCTCATTTCCAGCTTTAATTTCGATCTTTGACCAAAAGGCATCATTATCTGGTCTAAGTAATTTTATTTTATTCCAGAATTCTTTATCATCAGGATCAACTACGTTAGCAGCTAATTCTTTTTCAAGCTCTGCTACTACTGCTCTGATTTCACGAATTGTAGCTTCTCTTGTTTCAGCATCAGGAATGTTTTTAATCTCCGGAGCAAATTCATTAAGTCCTGTTACATATCTCTTGATTCCGTTGAATTCAAGACAGGCTAGTTGTTCCATATGCTTGACTCCTTCGTAAAGAGACATGCCATATTTCTCTAACCCCATGTTACTAATTCGATCATCGAAGTAGGGTTTAATTGCGATAGGACTTCTTTTAGTTTCAGAATACCTCTCGACTTTTGTAAATGCTGTTGTCATTTAGTTGGTTTTTATTAATTGGTTTTTGTAAAGGTAGTAAAAAAGGGGGAGATTTTAGCCTCCCCCCGTTTTTACAGATTATTTAAGATTAGAATGATCCGCCAGTAACTGGGTTACGCATAACGATTTTCAATACTTTGGTCGGGTCTTTAACCCAGATCGCAGGCATGTTTTGCGTCATGTATACACGGTATCCGTTGAATTGTCCAGAAGACGCGAAGCCTTGGCTACGTCCCATGTAATCCATAGTTCCGTTTTGGTACCACCATTTCAATTGGTTATCCCAGTTAAGTTTCAACAAGAAGATATTATCGTTAGTGTTATCGGTAATATCAAAGATGATGAAGCTATAAGAAGACAATGGGAAACCATCAATGATTGGGTTCTCAATATCGTTAGTATGTAAGTTATCGAACGCCGGGTTCAACACGAACTTAACGTTAGCCAAGAATGGGATAACATAAGAAGTGTAAGCGAATCCGAAGTTCAAGTCCATACCTTTACCAGTGATTGCTCCGATGTCAGCAGCTTGGATCAACAATCCTGAAGACATAGCCTCACGTGCGATTGCTGCATTAACCATACGCATACCTGCCATACCTGTTTGTACGATAAGCTGACGCTTAGGATCTGGACCTTGGAAGTCAACCTTACCAGCGTAGAAGTTGTACAATTCAGAACGGAACAAATCTAAGTTGAAACCAGCCTTGTTGTATACGCGCTTGAACGAGTTGTCCAATTGCTTCCAAAGACCGACAGATAAACGGATATCATCTGGACCGTCTTGACGAACGCGTCCACCTTGTCCCCACATTAAGTAGGTTTCGATATCGCTAGCTACTTTGCTCAAGTGAGCTGCTTCCATAGTAGTTAAGAAAGTACGAGATAATGAACCATTACCCATAGCGCGCTTAACATAATCCTTACCCATGCGAGAAACCATAGTATCTAGGTTAGCTACAGATGGATCCATATTCTTGTCAAAGTTACGCCAGATCTCAGTAACAGGTACAGTACCGTCAGCATTCATTCCGCCTTTGATCATAAGATCAGCGCGAGAAGATACAGAATAGTGTACGTGTGCTTCAGCTCCTCCTACGAAGTTGTAGAATTCACGGAAACCGGTTTGTGTAGTAATGTCAGAGAAACGCTCTCCGTATTCTCCACGAGCAGAACCTTTACGGAAGATTTTAGTACCTGGAGCAAGATAGTCAGTTGATAACGCAAAAGAGCTATCATTGTTAACTAACTGTACCGTGTACAAGAAACCATCTCCTAAAGGAATGATATCGTCTACAGTAATGTACATCTCAGCACCGTTGTACTTGTCATAAGTGATGATATCACCATGTCCAAATTCGCGACGTGAAATTTTAATTTTGAACGTTTGTCCGTCAGTACCTACTGATTCAGCACCATTCAATTCTACATCATCAACAATGTAAGGAAGATCTAATACAACCGGCGTTTGCCATTTGTACTCTCCTCTTGCGTTGTCGACATTAATTACGTTCTTTCCACCAAAGCTAGACATTTGGTACAAAGGCATTTCTACCTTTTGTGCCATTGCCCAAAGATCTACTGGTCCTAAATCCATAGGTTCAGAGTTCTTGAGCATGTTAACCAAGTGGTAAGAATCTACGTGTGAACTAGCGGCGTAGTTGGTATCTCGTAGAAATATACCATTGTTTAAAACTGGAGTTGACATGTTTATTTATTTAAGGGTTAATTTTATTATCGTTTAAAGAAGTTCCCATTTCTAGGTATCTTTCTTTGTGTTGTTTCTTCTTTTTCTACAACTGGAGAACTTGTAGCTAGCTTAGCTTGTTCCGTCTTAAGCTGGCGCACTGTTTTCTCCACTTGTGCTGTTTTACCTTGTTCCTTTACTTTCGATTCATATCCTTCTTCGTCAGCAAGTAACCAAAGTACTTTAGCAATTTTATTATAGTTAGGCTCAACATACTGGTACTTTTCTAATAGGTGTCCTAATAGATTAGTTTGCTTACCTGATATAGACGGATAACTAGGTTGTACTAGTCCAGTATAAATCATATTCTGCGTACGCTTGTCTAACTTAATTCCGTTAAGGTCTGCTGCTGCTACTGTATTATATACATTTTGCATATAAGCTTCAGAAGCTGCATGTTGTTGTCTCTTCATTTGTTCTTGCTTAGCAAGTTTCTGAACTACAACTGACTCTTGCATCTTATCCAACTTTGGCTTAAACTTATTAGCTTTTGATTGCAAATCTCCACGGTCTCTCCAACCGTCAATCTCTTCTTCAATATCCTCCGCTGTACCAAAGTTAGTTGCACGTAAATATTCACGTACAATTTGTTCTTGGTCTCTCTCAGATGTTGGATCTAATTCACGAACTTCTTCAGCTTGTGCGAGGACTTTAAATAATCCTTTTAGATCCTGGCCTCCATCAGCTACATATTTAGCAGCATACTGAAGTTCTTCTGGAAGAGATTCGAAAAACTCTACCGGAGTCTCTTGTCTTACTTTGTTCTCAATTTCTGCAAAGTTTGCATCCATAAGTTCTTCGTAATCCTTAAGAGTATAATCCTCCATAGGTTTGTCGTCCTCAAACGGAACTAACTTACCCGCATCTATAAGCTTATTAATTAGTTCAGCCATTCCGCTCTTGTCTACTTTAGGTCTTCCAGATTTCGGCTTATCATCAGCCTCTTCTTTTTTTCTAAAGTCTCCATCCGGATCAACTTCTCCAATTACATCATCTATAGATGCAGTTTCTTTTTCGTCGCCTTCGTTTTCATCGTCGGGCTTGTCAATAAAACTGAGGTCTAATTTAGCTGAACTAAACACGTTCGGCTTTTTCTCCTCTTCTGGTAGCATAACGTTTTCTGCTCCCGGGGTTCCTAGAATCTCATCTAGGTTCATCTCTACTTGTTCAATAGAGGTAGTTTCTGTATTCTGTGTAGACATATGGTTGGTTTTTTAAATTCTCTACAATATTAATATACGCAAATCTATAGTTTAAACTTTAAAAATTAGGGAGTTAAAAAAAATATAGTTGACTTTATAGCAAAAGCCTACTTTTTCTTATTTTTATCAGCCGTTTTCTTATCAAATTTATTCTTATTTTCTCTAGCAATGTCTAGTTGAGTCTGCGCAATATCTCTTTGAGTATTAAGTTTTTGTTCTTCTATACTCATTTTATCACGATGCTCTGACATCCTAGAGACTTCTTTTTCTCTTTGAAGGTTGATATTATCGTTCTGTTCTTGAGTACGGTTAATTTCTTTAAGGGCATCTTGGTAATCGCTCTGTTGATTCTGATTAATATCTACAGTCGCTCCAAAACCAGCAGATCTAATCTGAGCTTCGTATATGCGATTCTGTCTATCTTTCTCATTTTCAGTAGCTTCGAATTCCATCTTCTGACGAGCCTCTTCAGATTTAGCCTGAATCATTTGTTCTTGCATCTGCTGCTGTTGCTGCATCTCTTGCTGACGCTGTTGCTGAGCTTTAGCTTCAGTCTTCTTAAGTATTTGCGTAACATCAGGAATTGAATCAGCCATGAGAATATTACCCAAATCATAAATGGAAGCACCAGAAGTGTTATTAGAAACAGCCATTTGTTTAAGCTGATCCAAAACGGCACGATGATTAGCTTTAGTAGTACAAAAAACATTAAGGTCTCTAAGAAGAAGGTCAGTGCCATTAATCTCGAAATTTTTTCTTTCATCTGCTGTAGTAATATATTGTAGGCGGACCGACGGTTTAGTAGAATTATAGTATTGAGCTAGATCCGTACGCATCGTATGTACGCGAGGCATCAAGTAATCGCAGTGCTGAATAAAATAAGTTTCAGTCTGAGCATAAGATGCATTCATGGATTGTTCAATACCTGTAGCTGTCTGCTGACCTATTTGCTGACCCATACGTTGTGGAGTAATACCGATTACTTCAAAGGCCTGTTGTTTAAAGTATTGTCCTAACTGAATACGAGACATCAAACGATTAGTTTGTTCTAGATCCAGTTTTTGGTAATGCTGAAACGCTAAGGCATTCTCGGTATTAGTAATTGTGGTATCTAATGGAAGCATTTGGAAGTTCTTCATAGCCACGTATGCTTTGGCTAAGTTGTTCTTTCCCCAATCTTCTCCTAACGAATGACGAGGTAAGGCATTCTGATCCAGTAAGATAACTGTTCCTAGTTCATCTACAAGTATATCTGCAATCTGATTATTTACAATATTGTATCCAATCTGAAACGGTTTCATTAAGTCTACTAAAGATGTAGATCTTGTATTACGGTCTGAAAATACAGAACCTTCTACAGGAAGTTTACATCCATATAAGCTATCATCTCCTTTAAACTGGAATTTCATACATCCAATTTGGTTCTGATTAATACCTAAGTAAATAGGATTAATACCGCCAGGATTATTGGTTCCCCAATATGTTGGATGGTTAGGTCCTATCTTAACTCCTCCCCATACTTCGTTAATCCAGATCCAGTCAATATGTTCTCCAAATAACAAGTTATCCTTAGACTTATTTTTAAATAGGTCTGTATTATAAAGAGGTTTGTCTGTAACCTTATATGATTCATCTATAAGATCTGTAACAACCGATCCCATATCATCAATCTTAGTTAAATGGCCTACCTTACGCTGCGACTTCCAGTAAACTGTCGTTACACGAAGTAAGTTAGTCATACCCATATCAAACCAGTCCTCGCTATCTGAAAGAATCCAGTTAACAATGTCTCCTCCGCGTAGAGTATTATCCCACATCGAAGTATACTGACGGTACCCTAAAGAAGGCATGTTAGTATTCCAATCATGAGATTTAGTACCATCATAGTAAGTACCATCGTTTTGATAACCCTGAATAGGGTAACCGGCAGAACGTACAGGATAGATTTGCTCTAATGTTTCCATTTGCTGTTCCGTCATTAACCATCCATAACGGTCAATAACATCGGCTACCGTCATCATATCGTACTTACCTACCCACTGACCTTGTGATATATAACGAGCATCTGGGGATTTATGGTAGAATGTTAAAACAGGATTCCATAATTCTAAGTCATAATCATCTTCCATCATGCGGAAATGCCAGAACTCTCTGTCTGTAATAAGCATATCGCGGAAACCACGCTCTTCTAATTCATCTAATTTAAAACGTTCTACGTCTACCTGATGCTGATGTGAGGCCCACTGCTCTACTAATGACTTATAAGATTTAGTAAAGAAGTCTTGAATTTCTGGCAAGGACTTAATACTTTCTGGAGATAATGCCTGTTGGTATTCTTCCGATTCAACATCTACACCATCCTCAGCAAGTCTCATCATTAACTGTTGCTCTGCAGCGCTAGTAAGAGATTCTTCAATTTGACTTCTTTTAAGCTCCATCATTTCATTATAAGACGTCTCATCAACTGACTTATATGTAATAGCACTAGAACGTTTTGCAAATTCTGCTACAAGAGTATTGATAACATTTGGAATAATAGGATAGAACTTAAGTTCTAATGCTGATGCATCTTCCTTAGTAAGCGTTTCAATTAGATCTGCATACTCGTTATCTTCTTCTATGATATAGTCACCTTTATCTATAATACCTTTTGCAAGTTTATAGTTCTTCATTAGGCGACGAGCATTACGACGTACGTGTTGTAACCCTTTCCATTCTAACCAGTCTAAGTTCCAAGCTGCCCAGTCTGTATCCTTTTCACTTCTGGGAATAAACTGGATAGGCTGGTTAAGAGTACCCATTTTATTGTACTCTACTTTGGCCCCAGCCTTTAACTGCATTGCGTTATATATCTGCATATTATCTTATGTTTCTAAATGGATTTTTAGGTAACTTCATACCTTCAAATTTATGACCCCCTCCGCCGATATGACGAAAAGGGCTCATATTTAATTTACTGAATTTATTGGTGCTTTCCAAGTTTTTTGATGCTGCTGTTTCCTCAAAACGTTTTTTATAACCCCTATTAGCTTGCTGTACTTTAGCAAAAGCCACTAAAGCTGCAAACGATACTAGCCTATCGACGTTAACTCCTTCTCTATATGCCATCATTTCTCTAAGTAACATAATGTCCGGAATACGTTCTATACCAAAGATTGTCTTAACAACTTTACCATCTTCTAAAGTTATTTGATCAAGCTCTTGTCTAACAAATTCAATTGCATAACTTATCATATGACTTTTAAACAAGGTACCTGTATTACGCCAACCGTATTCTTGGAATACATTAGCATTAGCTCCTATATCTTTTAAGAATAGAATCTGTTGTCTCGGCACTAGATACTTCTGCTTCTTGCGGTTAATCATATGAGTAATAAACTGCGGAATATTGTTTTCCACAATAGTCCAGGCATTATACCATTCTATGATAAGCTCTAGTCTCTCGTGTGTCTTATTAATATCATCGAAGCGGCCACACCAAGCTGCTACTATTTTATCATTTTCTATAAAGGTCTGAACACTATCTACATCTTTCTTAGTTACTTCTACGGATGTTTTATATACATATATTGCGCACAGAGAATCAGATGTAGTAGTTTTACCTTCTCCCACGGGATCGACAGAGGCGTAATACATTCCAAACTCTGGATTTTCTACTGGCCTATCCCATACTACAAGGCATCCTGTTTTATCCTCAGTGTTTTTTGTAATAGGGAACTCTCTAATAGGTAACTTATTACTAGCTGCTACTGCTGGATCACCCTTTTCGTTTCTATAAATATCTAGACGTTCCTCAGCATATTCTTTATCTTCAATACGTCGAGTTTGTGCTGTAATAAGATGACCTGGAAATACCGATACAGATCTAAAGTCAAATGCTTCTTTAATAGTTCTAGGGTGCTGAGATATACGAAGCTGAAACTCCTGGGGATCTAATTCAGATTTCCATTGTAAAAATTGTTCATCTAAAGCAACCAGCGCTTCTTCTACTTTAGAATTACCGAAGGTGTCTATAAAAGGAGGCATGGACCATTGCTCTGGAATAAATAGTCCGGTCATTCCTCTCGCGCCTGTTTCGTCTAGCAATGTGGATTCAACGGCATAGATATCATTTCCTTCCGGTCTAGTGATCATTTTCTTTAAAGGTTCACATTGAGATAAATCTCCGACAGATCCTGCAGCAATAAACATTCCCGTAGTCATGAATCCTGATTTCATAGCAGGGCGGATGTACTCAAATGTTGTATCCATCTTAGGAGCAATACCAGCTTCCTCGTGGAAGAAGTATTTACACGGTCCCCCTACACCATTGGTAGGATCTTTCTCAAAGGACATTCCTTGCATAACTCCTTTAAGCCCTACCTCAGACTTACGTCTATTTATTCCAGATACTGTTTCAATCTTCTGCTGCCACATCATAACCTTGTTAGGGTTCATAGGACGGTACCATGCAGTATGCTGATTTAGAAATGCTTCATATTCATTTAAGAATTTCCAAGTACCTTTCTCATTGATGTAGTCCTTAAGACTTGCCCCCATCTTAAGGGTAACCCCTTCTTCAAACCAGATTTGATTAAGTAACTTACCAGCGTGATAATATGATGAAGCAATCTGACGTTTCTTTAGAATAGCTACGTGTCTATAATGCAATTCTGCTAAGCATTCATAGAGAGCCATGTGATACTGAGCATCTCTGACATCAGCAAAACCAAACTTCTGAATCTCCTTATTAAAAATAGGTAAGAAGTTTAACCACATATAATAATCACGTGGTATGTACCAGACGTCATCACCATCTTTATAAATAGCTCCTACACGACATTTATTCTTCTGGTCATTCCAGTACATAATAAAGTCTTTAGTTCCTTGAGGGGATGCGCAATAAAAACCACGTTCGTTAAATAGACGGGCCTGTTCGTTAAACTTAAGACTAGTCTCGGTAAAGTTATATTTACCTGGTTCTTTAAAAATCGATAATACAAAATCCTTGAAGTTGTCCCTAGTATCAAAAATAGATACTGTCCACACTCCCTTTTCATAAGTAGGAATTTGTATGTCGTTGGTTTTCAGCATGTTATTTACATTTGGTCATACGCAAGACCCGCTCCTCCGCGAACGTGACTTGTCTGTTCTTCCTGAAGATCTTTATATGCCCCTTTATAACTCTCTCGTATTTGTTGGTACTTTGATGCAGCATTTACAAGTGCTGTAATATTACCGTCTCTTCCGTCAGTTATCTGGGTTTTCTCCATATAGGTCGCAAGATTATCTAGCATTTTCTTAATACCGTTATAAGCTCGTGACGTTGGTGTTTCATATAATTTCTTACAAAACTGTAATGCTCCGGGAATATTATCATCCTCCGGACTAAAGTCTGCTTCAATTTCAGCTAAGATAATCTCTTCTTTGTGAACATCTTCGATATAAAAGAAAGGATTTAGATCAGGATTGGGGCAAGTCATATAGAATAAGTACTCGTAAATCTTTAAGTGCTGATCCGGATACTTATCCATAATATTTTTTAACGTACTTAACGTATAGCAGTGTTCTGTAGGAATCACTTTGTGATTCTGTATATCAAATAGTTTAACAATCATTTTTATCTATGTTATAGTAGAAACTATCAGTTTCTTCTGTAATCCATCTATTAGATACACTTTCTACAGATGGTAAAATTGTATCTACTTTTATTTCTTTTGGATCTACAGGAAACGGTTTAGTTACCCAATTGCTATCTCTCCAAAATATTCTATTATTTGGCTGACAAAGTAAATAACCATCATCTGCAATAAGTATATGACCAGCTTTGTAATCGCTAGGTTCATCTGAATAAGGGTTATTATACCAGTCAATGGTAAATAGGTAGGTTGCCCAAATAAAACTTTTGTCTTTAAGTATAACTTGACATTTCTTTTCTTTAAGGTGTTCGTAGGTAGTAACACTTACATTCTCAGAGAAACAATCCCATAATTGTTTCATGTGAAAAGGTATATCAGTAAGGGGTTCTTTTAAGTATATCTCAGATATGGGTACTCGCGATCTTACCATACCGTAATCTGTCATTATGTGAAAAGTAAGTATCTTACTTGTAATAGATTGAATACCAAAAGCATACGCATTATGGTATACGTTATCATCTTCAGATTTTTTAGTAAAGTAAGATGCCTTTACTAAACACTTAAAAGACGGTATATTTTCGTTAAGCTTAGGCATTTTCTTTTAGCATGTTAATCACATTAATGACTTCCTCTTTTAAATAAGGTACATCATATTGTACAATTTTATCTACTACAGGCTCACCAAATTCATCGTATAGTACGACTCTATTATCATACGCATCTCTACCGGCCTCTTTAAATACTATATGTTCGATAATCATTTTTCCCGCGCGCATGCGAGGATTATGTTTAAGAATCATATACATGTACAAGCTTAGCTGTAATGCATAATGATTAAGATTGCAATCATCCAAGTGACTGACAGGATCAAGCATTCTATCAGTAATTCCTTCCCAGTTTGTGTAACCCGAAGTTTTAATTTCTTTATTAGTCTTGTAATCATAAATATTTACTATGCTCTTTATTATTTCTACTCTATCGGCTTGACCACATAATCCAGCGCTTTTAAGATAAACCATATGCTCCGGATAGATACCGTCAACAAGTTTTTGCTCAGGAGCTTTTTTAATTCCATCTATTTCAACGGGTTTAAAAATAGGAATAGTAGAGCCATCTTGTTCTATGGTATCACAAGACGTATATGCAGCCTCTCTTTGGTTATGATACCAAGTACCGAGGTTCATAGCTTTTTGTGATTCATTCTTCCATGCTTCTTTAATATCCTCAGGAGACATACCGAACCATTTGCTTTTTTTCTTCTTAGACGAACCGAGAGCTATAGCATCTGCATCAAAAGCTTTTTTAAGCTTAGATATAATACCTGTTACACTAGTCCATGTAATGTTCTCACTAGGATCAATGCTTATGTAACTATGAGTATCAGCTTTAAATACTATCGCCATTGTTTCCTAGTTTAGCATTTAATACATCCTCTTCTTCCTCAGTCATTACAGCAAACCATTGACCCTTAGGGCATTCTGATGACATGCTACGAATCTTATACTTAAGGGCGCAGCCGCAGTCGCTACAGCAAGGCTGCGTACCCGGCACTAGACATTTATCGCCTACCAAATCTATTAGTGGGCAGTTGTTACATATCTCATTACGCCAGTATGCAATCTTCTCTATTTTTTTGCGAGTAAAATAGTAGTTAAAAACTCCTTCAAGAATGAGCCATTTAGTGCTCCAAACCGTCTTGATCTTTTCTAAGATTTTCATTTTTAGTTGCTTTAAATTGGTGCTTTAAACTTAACTGATCTTCAAGCTTTTGCTTTAAGGAGTAGAATCGTTTTAAACGTTGTTGAGCGGTATTATAAAATTGAAATTTTTTTAAGTTGGCAGGATTGATAATTCTAACGTAGTCTTCATTCTTTTGTATTTCTCTATGAAGGCATTTACTTTTTGTATAGAATACTCCTAGATTCTCCACGTCTATAACGGGTTCATCCATTGATTCTAAATATTTTCTAACGTTGCTCCAGTAATACGAAACAATATCAGAAACTTGTGATTCTGGTAGACCTAGCTCTTCAGCTACATCTTTATACAGGTTGTTGGACTTCTTTGGGCTCAACGTGTACAAATTTATAATCCAGCAAAATATTACCTGTGATCTGTATCTTTAGGTCATCGCTTAAAGATATCTTCTTCTTACTCTTTCCATTCTTAATCACTAAGCTTTTCTTTTCAGCTTTAGTAATCGCATTACGAACCGATTGGCTGCTACCAAAAATCTTGTTCTTAGTAGCAGCGTCACAGAATTCCGTAAGTTCTTTCTCTCCTGATAGAGCTAAGAAAGTAAGACAGCTTAAGTCCTGATCAGATACATTTAGCGCCTTTAAATGGCAATGTACAGCTAGTTGGAACTTGACAATACTCCACAAGTCCATTCTAACTGTTTTTCGTACCTGATTTACTACAGCCATTATTTCTCTTTCTTAAGAGTTCGTGGAGCAGTAGGTTCTTTAGGACCTTCAGCTGGTGATTCAGGAGCAGGAGCTAAAATCTGAGCAGCGCGCATCTGTGCTACTAAAGCACGTAGACGTTGTTCTTCGATATCAGCAATTAGGGTTTCGTACTTTAACTGTACGATTAACATTTCAGATTGTTCAGCAAATGATGCGATCAATTCTTGTTTTTTAGCAGCCATTTCTTCTGCTGAAACTTGTTGGTTTTCCATGTCTAACTTATTTAGGTTTAGACAAATATATGTAAAAAGTTTAAACTTACAACATTTAAACAAAAAAAAGACCCGCTAGCAGATCTTACGGTATGCTAGGCGGGTACCTAATACTTAAGAGTTAAGCTCGTTTACCGTCTTCTTCTCTCTTAGCCTTTATATATCCTGTTAACTCTGCAATGTTAGTACTCAACTGAGTCATGTGCGTAGTAAGGTTATCCATCTTTAGATCAAGCTTCTCGTGAGCAGCTTTCTGATCTTCTTTAAGTATTTCCATTCTATTATAGATGCTTGTTTCTTTGGCCATAAGATCTGTTTCTAGGGAGTCCATGTCACTTGCGAGTTTATCTACTTTCCCTTTCAACTTCCCTAGTTCCTGCTTAAGAGCATAATATGCTGATAAACCTGCACCTATTGTCATCACTATCCAGATAACATCTTTAGTGGTAAATACCCACGCTTCTGCTGATCCCATTATAATTTCTTTAGAGGGTTG